GCAGCAGACCCGCAAGGCGTTGGAGCCGGCCGCGAAAGAATTCATCAAGTCGCTGGCCGACGTCGATATCGCGTCGGAGTTCAAGACGGGGTTTCTCGGCGGTACGCCGTCGCTCGGCATCACGCCAGAGCAGGAGTTCGGCATCAAGGCCGACTTCAACGCCATCGCCGAGGACATGTTCTATGCCAAGAATGGCGATGCCGAACTGGCCAAGAATGCCGCGCTTCAGCAGATGAAGGTTCTCTATGGCGTGTCGGACCTCGCCGGCAGCCATGTGCTGATGAAACACCCGCCCGAGCGCTATTGGCCGCAGCAGTCGACGCAGAGCGATACGACGCTGTTCGGAGCGGTCCCGATCCCCGGCACCGGTGGCAGTCCGTGGCAGTACGCCATCACGCAGTTGCACAACGACATCGATGTCTATTCGCAGGGCGGCAAGGCCATCGACCCATCGACGGTGCAACTCATTGCTACACCGGAAACGGATGCCGACGTGAAGGCCGGCAGGCTGCCCGGCTATGCCGTCATGTGGCGAGACGACAACGGCAACCTCCAGACCATCCCCGGCAAGCTGTGGCGTCCCGACGTGTCGAAGATGCAGGCGGTTGACAAAGCCAATGAAGCGAAGCGGCAGAGCGAGGCAGACACCCGGGCTAGGCAGAACGACCAGCTTTATAACACCAACCTTCTGACGGGCGAGCCGCTGCCGAAGACGGAAGCCGCGCCGGCTCCGAAGCCAGAGCCCGGTTCGAACATCCCGGCCGACATCCCGTCACCTGACGAGCTACAGGCCACGCCCGGAAGCGCTATGTAATGCCGTTCTACGATGAAACCTCGACCATTCAGGACGTGTCGAACATTGCGCCTGACGAGCCGGCGCCGACCCCATCCATGATGGACACGTGGGGCGCGGCGTTCCGCACGCAAAACACCATCGGCTCGGCGATCGCCAACTCCGGCATCCCCGACCCGACAGTCGTCGACCAAGGCCAAGAGGACTTCAATGCCATCGACTTCGTGAAGGACGATCCGAAATACTCACCTTTCGTTGAGAGCTTCGCCGGCATCCGAAACAAGCGTGCGGCAGAAGCGCAAAAACTTCGCATCGATCAGGAGCTTCAGGATCAGCGCACCTTATCCGCTGCCGGCGGCATGGGTGCTATTGCCCAGATGGCGGCAGGCGTTGTCGATCTGCCCACGCTCTTCCCGATCGGTGGCGAGTTCGTGACTGGTGGCCGTCTGGCGCGCGCGGCCAATATCGCCATCGGTGCCGGCTTGGATGCTGGCGTTTCGGAAGCGGCATTGCAGGCCACACAGGCCACCAGGACGCGCGAAGAGAGCGCGCTGAACATCGGTGGCTCCATCATCCTCGGCGGAGCGCTAGGCACGCTGGTAAGCCGGCTGGGGACGGCAGAGACCCGCGCACTCTCGACGAAGATCGAAGGGCAGGATGCGGCGTTCGATGCCGTGGACAAGGAATTCGCCAACCTCGGCAAGGGAACATCGGCCGGCGCGGTCGCGACCGATACCGGTCCGCTGACACTGAAGGACGAGGCGTTCATCTCGAAGCTCCCCATCGTCAACCGGCAGGACCCGCTTATCCGCCTGCAGTTGAACGAGCTTGATGCTGGCAGGCAGGCTGTTCGTGGCTTGGCTGAAACGCCACTCGAGTACGCCGACAACGCGGCAGGCATCGCGACAGAGCGCGGCGGCGCGGTCGAAACCCGCATGAAGATGTGGCACGGCCCGCTGGCGTCGGCGCTGCGAGAGATCGATACGTCGTTCGCGCGCTACTATCACTCGACGCCGGAACCATCGGCATTCCAGCGCTTCCTCTCGCCCGCCATGTCGGAGTTCGACCGGTTCCGCGGCTCGACGGATCGCCTGACCTATAAGCAGTTCAAGGAGGAAGTCGGCAAGGCGGCATTCTCGGGAGAACAGCATCCCATCGCCCAAGTGGCGGAGGCGGCACGCGTCTATCGCAAACTCGATGACGCGATGAAGAAGGCGGCCATCGAGGCGCGGCTTTTGCCCGAAGACGTCACGGTGAAGGGCGACGTCAGCCACCTGTTCCGCATGTACAACAAGGAAAAGATCATCGCGCAGCGGGATAGGTTCTCGGCGATCCTGAACGACTATTTCATCCAGAAGCGCAACGAAGCCGCGAAGATCGCCGAGACGCCACTGACCAAGAAGGCGGAAGGCGAGGCGGCCGATCCGAAGGCTGCGGCCGCTCGGGCGAAGGCTGAAGAGTTCGGCCGCCTGTCCGACGGGGAACTCAGGGGCGTGGTCGACGATACGATCAACAGCATCCTCGGTCATGCCGATAGCCGCGTGCCTTACGATATCGTCGCCGGTCCGCGCGGCCCTCTGAAGGAACGCCTGCTCAACATCGAGAGCGCCAAGATCCAGGACTTCCTCAACACCGATGTCGAGGAGGCTCTTCGTGCCCAGGTGCGCACGATGTCCGCCGATGTCGAGATCGCTCGCAAGTTCGGCTCGGTCGATATGGCGGAGCAGTTCCGCAAGATCAACGATGAGGCAGACGCCAAGATAGCCGGGGCAACAAGCGATAAAGCCCGCCAGCGGATCGAGGCATCGCGCAAAGCGGCGCTGCGCGACCTTGCCGGCATCCGCGATCGGCTGCGCGGTAATTATGCCTTGCCGTCGAACCCGGACTCGCTGGTGCTGCGCGCCGGCCGCATCGCTAGAAACATCAACTATCTGCGCCTTCTCGGCGGCATGACGGTTTCGGCCATCCCCGATCTGGGAAAGGTGGTATTCTCTCATGGCCTGACCAGCGCATTCCGTGACGGCTTCCTGCCTATGGTGAGGAACTTCAAGGCCTTTCGCTTGGCTGCCCAGGAAGTGAAGGACGCCGGCACCGCTCTGGATATGGTGCTCGACAGTCGAGCGATGGCGATGGCCGACATCACCGACGACTTCGGCCGGCATTCAGCTTTCGAGCGTGGGCTGTCCTCGCTGACGACGCGCTTCGGTGTCGTGTCCCTTATGGCCCCTTGGAACGCCACGCTGAAGCAGTTCACCGGTCTGGTGACGATGACCAACATCCTGCGTTCTGCGGAGCGCGTGGCGGCAGGCAAGGGGACGGCTCGCGACATCCGCAACTTGGCATCAAGCGGCATCGACGCGGACCTGGCGGAGCGCATCGCGAAGCAGTTCGGCACGCACGGCGACAACCAGGACGGCATTCTGTTGGCCAAGGCCGGCGACTGGACGGACAACGGCGCGCGTGAGGCCTTTCGCGCTGCTGTGGTTCGCGAAGTTGACCGCGCCATCGTCTCGCCCGGCCAGGACAAGCCGCTGTGGATGTCGACGGAACTTGGCAAGGCCGTCGGGCAACTGAAGTCGTTCGGGGTGTCCAGCATGCAGAAGACACTTCTGGCAGGGCTTCAGCAAAGGGACGCGGCAACTCTGAATGGCATTATGGTTTCGCTCGGTCTTGGTGCGGCCGCCTACGCACTGAAGGCTAGGATCGCCGGCTATGAGCCCTCCGATGATCCGTCGGTATGGGCAGTGGAGGCCCTAGACAAGAGCGGACTCACGGGCTGGCTCATGGATGCCAATGCCGTCGTTGAGAAGGCCACGCGCGGCAAGGTCGGGGCATCCTACTTCACCGGCAAGCCCATTAGCCGCTACGCCTCTCGGAACGTGGCTGGTGCATTTCTCGGTCCATCGGTCGATGCCGTCTCCGATATATTCCAGGTGAGTGGCAGCATCTTCGCGGGAGATACAACCCAAGCGGATGTCCACAAGCTGAGGAAGTTGCTCCCAGCCAACAATTTGTTCTATGTTCGCTCCCTCTTTGACCGAGTGGAGAAGATGACAGGTTCAGCACTCAACCTGCCGGAGACGAAAAAGTAGATGCTGGCCATCATTGCCGGACTCGCCGGCGCCGCATGCTGCATAGGCGTGTGGAATGCTGTCGATAGATCTGATGGGCCAAAAGTCGCAATGTGGGGCGCGGCCGCCCTCATCCTGTTCGGCCTGACTTTCTTTGGCGCGGCAGCACACAAGCCGGGTGGATGCTTCACGGACTGGGACGGCAGGTCAAATTCTGAGGTTTGCGACTAGCCTTAGTCGCTGGTTTTGCTTATAAAAAGCGGGCCGATCTGGTGCTGGTAACACCGCGTCGGCCCTAACCAAGCCAACCTATTCAGGAGGTCGAAATGGCTGCCAAACTCATATGCTCGATTCCAGATTGCGACAAGCCGGCCCATTGTCGGGGCTGGTGCGACATGCACTACACTCGGTTCAAGCGGCATGGCGATCCTTTGTTCACCAAGACTGCGCCAGAAGGCGAGGGGCTAAAGCTCCTGTTCTCGCTCATCGGTCATAAAGGTGCAGGCTGCATCATTTGGCCGTTCAGCAGGACACCGCAGGGCTATGGACAGACTTTCTACTGCGGTGAGGTCATGGGCTCGCATCGCGTCATGTGCGTTCTTGAGCATGGCGAGCCGCCGACGCCGGAGCATCAGGCCGCGCATTCGTGCGGCAACGGTCGGGGCGGCTGCATCAACCCGGACCATTTGCGCTGGGCCACGCCGAAAGAGAACATCGCCGAGAAATTCGACGTTCATGGCTGGGCGCTTCTGCGCAGCCAAGACGGGAAGATAACCGGGCACGCCCGGACCTAACCAACCTCTGAAAATTTGACCTGTAGCCCCGCCTCGGCGGGGCGCTTTGCTATGGAGTGGAGCCTATGGCCCGTCCCGCAACCGCTGCCGTGCGCCTTCTGACCGGCGAGCGTGAACCCTGCCGCCTGGCGACGACAGCAAACATCGACGTTGATGCCGGCGGGCTGCTTGTCATCGACGGTGTGCAGACCGAAGTCGGAGATCGCATCCTCGTCAAGGATCAGACCGACGGCTCTGAGAACGGCATCCGCACCGTCTCGGCGGGCCAGTGGTATCGCGCGGCCGATGCGCGGACGGCGCGCACCATGCAGAAGGGAACGACCGTTCATGTGGCGGAGGGCACGACCAGCGGCGGTAAGACCTTCGTCTTCAATACGCTAGAGCCAGTTATTGGCGATAGCGACATCGAGATCGTTTTCTATCTATCCGATGATACCCTGGGCGACGTTGCCGCTGCCGTTGCCGCTGGCGTGGCCGACATCGGCGCCGCTGGAGATGCAGAGATCGCCGAGGTTCAGGCATCTGGAGAACCTATCGTCGCGGCTGCCGAGGCCGCAAAAGATGCGGCAGAGGCAGCCGCAGCGAGTCTCAATCTGCCTACCATTCTTGCCGGCTACACTAAGCGCATCTTGCAAGTGAACCCGACTGCGGACGGCTACGAGCTTGTGCCGCTGACGCGGGCGACGACGCCGCCCGGCATTGTTCTCAACGACAGCACGCCGTCCATCGCCGATGCCAACCGCGCGGCCATTCAAGCCGTTCTCGACGATACTGGGCCAGGCGATGCGATCTTGCTGCCCAATGGTCCGATCTACGTCGCTGATGCAGGCCTCGACGTCTTCAACGCCCAGTTCCTTGGCGGACTGTCTCCGAGCGGAGACATCTTCGGCGCGAACCCGGTAGCCGGCACGGCGCTAATCTGGGCCGGCAGTTCTGGTGAGCCTTACCTCCTTGACTTCGGAGCGGACCCCAACGCAGTCGCGCCCGTCCAGACTTTCGGCGGCGGCATCGGCAACCTCCAACTCGACGGCAACTACAACGTTGATCGGGTGCTTCGCATGGCCGCGTGCGGCCGCGCGCGGTTCGGAAACATCAAAGCCATGCGCCCAACGAATAACGGCCTGGTTGCCGACGGCAACGCGGCCATTTGGTTGGGCGCCAACGCCACTGTCGCAGGCCTCGAAAACACCATCCGCCATTGCGACTTCAAGAACGTCTTTGCCTTCGCCTATGGTTCGGGCCATGCGTTCTATAACAAGTCGAACGGAACCGAAGGTGGCTTGACCTTCTGCTCCGGCAAGAACCTTCGTGCCGACTTTGGTTACGGCACCGGTGGCGGCCACGGTTTCTATTTCTCATCCATGGATGACTGCACGTTCGAAGGCGTGACAGGCAGTCGAGCGGCCGGCGGCACCGGGCAAGGCCTATACCTCAATGGAAACGGTGTTTCCGGTATCGTCTGTGTCGGAAACACGTTCAAGATGGTCAAGCTGTCGGGCGGAGCCCCCGTGGTCGCAGACGGCCGGCATTCTGGCAACAACATCATCATCGGCCTTTCTGGCGTCGATGAGGTGCCGACCGTCATCGAGAGCAACGACGGCTGGGTCGATGTTTTCTATCTCGGTACCGGCTATGGCGACACGCCCGGCTCAGTCACTCAACAGCCGACGACCGTGCGCCGGAAGGACGCGGCAAACAATGCTGTTTCACGGCTGCTTACGCTCCGGCACGGCCTCAATGCCACCGCCTCCGCTCCTGCGATCGGCATTGGCGTCGAACAAGTATTCGAGGCGCTGACAGCGGCGGGCAACTTCGAGTTTCTTGCGGCTATCCAGGCGATCACGACAAGCGTCACACCCACGTCTGAGGCCGCGAAGCTGGTCTTCAGGCTGCTCACTGCGGGCGCGCTTGCTGACGTCATCACCTTGACGCCGACCCTCATGTCCATGATCGGCGTCAACCCGGCCTATTATATCGAAAGCTCAGGCGCCGGTGCCGGTGCCAGTGCTGGTCTGAAGGCCAAGACCGCTAATCACGCCAATGTCTGGCAGGCTATAGCCAAGGCAGGCGGCTTCGTGATCGGCGTCGATGGTGTGGCCGACTACACGGCCTGGTCGACCACCGGCGACATTTCTCACGCCGCCCATTTCAGTATTGCGACCGGTAAAGAGTATCGTGTGAACGCCGTAAAGGTCGTCGGCGGAAGGGACACCGGCTGGACTGCCGGCACCGGAACCGCCAACAAGGGCGCTTTCGCGGCCTATGCCGGACAGACGCATACGGGTTCCTATGTTCAAGCCACCGTGCAGGCTCTTGATGATGCCACGAAGGCGGCATCTCAGCGCATAAGGGCGATCGAGGCGGCGCTGATAACCCATGGGCTCATCGGAACATAAACAGCATTTGAGGTCTCGCGCCGCAGTCAAAAATGCTTTAGGGCTTCCGACGAAGCTGGCGGAGGCCTTACAGGCATGGGCGACACTTTTCGCAAGACAGATGATCCATTAGAGATATCTGAATTGGCCGCCCGCTCGAAGTCAGAATTAGCGGCTATCTATTTCAACAGATCGGCTGCGCGGGTATCGATGAAGTGGCATCACTACCTGGATACCTATGATCGGTACTTGTCTCGCTATCGCGACAAGCAGCCTCGGTTCTTAGAGATCGGTATCGCGGACGGCGGCTCCTTCAACCTCTGGCGCCCGTACTTCGGGTCGGCAGCAACCTTGTTCGGCATCGACATAAAACCTGGCAGCGTTGCCAAGGTGGAAGCTCTTGGACTCGACTGCCATGCTCGGGTGGGTAGTCAGGCCGATCCTGAATTTTTAAGGTCTGTGGTCGATGAAATGGGCGGCGTCGATATTGTGATCGATGACGGAAGCCACGTCGCCGAACATCAGGTCGCCAGCTTCAGAACGCTCTTCCCGCTGCTGAACGATGGCGGGGTCTACATTTGCGAGGATCTTCACACCGCTTACTGGGGCGGCGAGTGGCATGGCGGCCTTAAGCAGCCGGGCACCTTCATTGAACTGACCAAGGACATCATCGATAGCCTGCACCAGTGGTATGCGCCGGTCGCCAATGATCTTTCAGACATGAATCTTCACCGGAGCATTCCGGCGATCCACATTCACGACAGCATGGTTGTGATCGAGAAGGCGAAGGTAGAGCCGCCTATTTTGATCATCAAATAGTCGCCTCGTCGGTCGTTTTCGGCAACCACGTCGCGCCCGTGATGAAGCCGGGCAATTCGGTACCATTGGCAAGATGCTCGGCAACGTGCTTCGCGTAGTCTTCTGACCAGCCTTCGCTGATCAGTTTCTCTTTCCAGTACGTGGCTGAGCGCTTTTCCATGCGCCGACCACTAACCTGACAATGGCTCTTTAGCAATATCGACCTGACGGGCTCGCTGTGGCGGGCCTTTTTCTTATCCACAACCCAAGGAACATCCCATGACCGCATCCCGTGAAAAGGAGGCGCTCTCGCGCGTGCTCGCGCATGAGGAGGCGCCACAATGGATCTGACGCTCGGCTACACGCGCAAGCTCATCGACGCTTCTAAAGCGCGCGGCCTGCTGCGCAACCAAACGGCCTACCTGTTGGCGACATCGTTCTGGGAGACTGCCCACACGATGAAGCCGGTCGTCGAGGCCTATTGGCTTTCGGAGGACTGGCGGCGCCGGAACCTCCGCTATTACCCGTGGCATGGTAGGGGCTTTGTTCAGCTTACATGGAAAGCCAACTACCAGCGCGCCCAGGACGAGCTCGGCGTTCCCTTCACGCAGAACCCCGACCTTGCCCTTGACCCGGACAATGCCGCCAATATCGCGGTACTCGGCATGCAAGAGGGATGGTTCACGAAGTTCAAGCTCGCAGACTTTATCGATCTCCAACACTCGGACTTCGTGCGCGCCCGCCAGATCATCAACAGGATGGACAAGGCGCAGCAGATCGCGACGTTGGCAGAGCACTACGATGACGATCTGAAAGCCGAATGGGTAGGCTGAGCGTGCTGGCCACCCAAGTGTCTTCATGGACGATCCGAAGGCGGATCATCGTCATCACGCTCGCCTGGTGCGGCGTGCTGGTGACCTATCTGTCGGTATGGGGCCGCGACATCCAGCTTTCCGAGACTTCGGTCAACGGCCTGCTCCTGCTCATGGCGTCCGTTATCGGCTCCTACGTCTTCGGAGCGACCTGGGACCACAACAATATGCGCCGGTCGGAAGTGGACGCGCTGGCTGTGAGCGCCGGCCTGCCACCGAACCCGCAAGGCGGCCCCACTGTCGTCCAACAGAACAACCCACCGGCTCCGTCAGGACCGGCGATGCCACCTCCACCGGGAGAGCAATGATGGGCGCTATCATCGGATGGCTTCTCACGACGCAAGTTGGGCGCGCCGTCGGGGTACTTGGGCTATGCGCGCTGCTCTTCTTCGGTGGGCGCCTGTGGCTTTCCTGGCATGACGAGAGCGTGCGTGACGCGGCCCGAGCCGGATACGTTCTCCAGTCTCAGGCCGAAGCCGCAGAGGCAAAGCTTGCCGAAGTCCAGCGCCAGGTCGCCGCCGGTCAGATCGTGATCGCCTCCTACCAGGAAATTCTGAAGAACGCGCGAGCAAAGGACGCCGCCGATGATCTCCAATTCGCCAAGGACCGGAAGGACTTCGAGGCAAAGCTGGCTGCTGCTGGTCGGTCTTGCCAGCTTGATCAGTCTGACCTCGACTGGTTGTCAAAGTGATGCCGCTTTGAAGGCTGCAGCGAAGGACAAGGGCTTGGCTGCAGCGCGCGTTACGCTTCCGCCGCTGCCAACTGACTGCCGAGATCTCGAACCCCATGCAGCGGCCGCCTCTGGCGACGAAGTGCGCGCTGTCCTCAAGGCCGAGCGGCGTCAACTCGACAAGGCGAACGCGCGTGTCACTCGTTGCGCCGAAAACTACGACCGGACCGCAAAGGCGCTGAAGTGATGCCCGGCGAGAACCTGGAAGCCGTCTTCACCGAACTTATCGAGGAAGGCACTCGCCGTGCGCGACCATGGCTCATTGCCTCCGGCATCCTGATCGTCGTGTGCATCGCGGCGATCGTCCTGCTTTCGAAATGAACTAGAACGGGCAGCAGAGCATTGAAGGGGCATCGGGGCGGTGGCTAAGGACGACGACATGATCCAGAATCGCGAAGTGAACGTGAACTGGCTTCGAATAAATGTGCCGTCGATCGCGGCCGTCATCATGGCTGCGGTGACGCTCACGGTCTATATCCAGAAGCTGGAAGGCCGACTGGATGTCATTGAGCAGTCGCGGCAGGCCCGGTCCGTCGTTTCCGACAAGAACTTTGACGAGATCCAGGACAAGCTCAAGCCGCTCGACAACGTGACGTTCCGGCTCGATCAGATGGACAAGCGCGATGACGCGCAAGATGCCAGGATCGACAAGCTCCTTGAGATCATGGGCGGCAAGCTGGACGGCGTTGTCGACCGGGTGAATGTGCTCTCCACAAAGGTGGAAGTCCTGTCCCAGAAGATCGACTCGATCACGCCGCAGAAGCGGGCCGAACTTGGCCTGACCGTTCGCCCCTGATCCTCCCGAGCGCTGCCCCGCGCTCTGCGTTGCCCCGCTGGCCCTGTGATGGGCTGGCGGGTTTTGTCATTTCAAGGGCGAACGGCTTCCATTTTGGCAGTGGGTCAGATCACCGGAAATTCCGGATAACTGTTCAGTCCAGAAAGGTGTCTCGCGCCCGAATGGCGGCGTTGCGGATATTGGCGTCGATGGCGTCCAACTCGGCCTTGGTGAAGCGCTCGCGCACCGCATTAGCGACAAGCTCCCGAGGAGCTGTGCCCTCTAGGTACTTCATCGCTTTGGCAGTAAACCAGTCCTGCATTGCGGGTCGCTCGCGAGCTTGTTTTACCATCTCCGGTAGCGTATCGAACAGATAATTGACGGCGAGCTTTGCGCGCCAGTGATCTGCCGGGTGTGTAGATGCCCAATTGTTCAGGTTCATAGCGTTTAGACTACCATTCCTGCATTGAATCTGCTACATAAATTGCGGGCTTTGCCCACGATGTCATCGTGAAGATGGCAGACAATGGTAAGGCGGCGGCGTGGATGGACACGCCCTAGCTAGTGCCTAGTGACTGAGGATACGGAAGCCCATCCGATGCTGGGGCCGGTAAGGCACTCTCCGGAAACCCAAAGCGGGATGCTAACGCGACTGGCAGGAACCCGGGTTGATCTCCGGAGTGTCTTGCAGGAACCCCTCAGAGCCGATGTCGAATTCGGCCCGTCTCACCATTTCCTCCCGCCTCTGGCGCCTTCCCCGGGCTACGGCTCGGGGAGCTATTTATGGCCGGCGTAAACATGGATGCAGTCAATGGCGCTTATTATCGCTGGTGGTATTCTGGCAGGAGCGCTCTTGTTCCTCTCGGCCACTTTATTTCGCTCCGCAGCCCTCCACTTGTTCGTCCATCCTTCGCAGTGGCATGACTGATATCTCCGCGCTATCCTTGCCGGATGAGCGAAGACCCCAAACCACAGTACCGCGTTTCCATGATGGTGACCTTCCCAGATGGAAGGTTGGGCTGGCAGGGCATCCTGACCACACCAGACCATGAGGAGGCCAGCGCTCAACTCGACGCGCTCAAGTCCGATCCAGAGGTCAAAGCCAAGCTGGAGGTTATCCTGCCGAGGAAGAAGCGGTGAGCAAAGGCTGGACAGTCCAAAGCCTCATCGATGGCAAGATGATGCTCCATGCCTACTGCCATGCGCCACGATGCCGGCATAGCCAGAAGCTGGACCTTGCGAAACTCAGAGACAAACTCGGACCCGACGCGCCGGCAATGGCGGCAGACCTCATTCCGAGGCTGAGGTGTGCCAAGTGCGGCGGCAAGGAGGTAGGCCTCATCTACGCTCCCGATCCGCACCAGAATACAGGCATGGGTGTCAGTTCGTATCGGAGGGCGAAGGGCGGCTGATCACCACCAGCCGAAAACCCTACCGACCACCGCAAACGGCATCGCCACCAACACCAGAGCGGCCAGTATGGCAGTGAGGCGAAGGGAGAGGCCTCTCATCGCTTGTCGAATCGACGAAGCTCATCGAACATAGCGTCACATTTCGCCTTACCGTGCTCGTCAACGAAGTGCTTCATATCAACCCTGGCGGTTATGCGATCCATTTGGCGGAGTGACGAAAGTTTTCTGGTAAGTTGGTCGAACGCAGCCATTTCGGCTTGGGTCCATGTTATCGTCTCTGCCACGTCTCTCTCCTTCAGGGCTGGTTGCGGATGGCGGCGGCAACCAGACGAGCAATAACGGCAGTGCCCCGCACTGAAGCATCGCCGCCAACTCATCGCAGATCGCTCGCGCCTTCTCTCGGATATCCTCCGGCACTTCCATTGGGGTTACTCCTGTGAGGGGCTGACAATGGCAATTGCCGCCCGAAGCGTTTCATTTTGCACCGTGAGGTCATGCAGTTCTGCGCGGTAACGTTCCATCGTCTCATTCGCCGCGTCGATGGCACACGGGAGGCAATGAACGGCTCGCTTGTCCATATCGACGAAGCGCCCGTCACATCTGACGCAGCGGCCCAGATAGTTGCCAGGAGCGTAACCAGCCAGCGGCCATGTCGGCTCCCGATGCGTGGCGGCATTCTTCCAGTCAAATATGATGCGCTCTTTCACCTTGGCCATTCCATCTCTCCTATAGTAGCAGGGAAGGGGCACTCAGCTCGGCGATCAGCGAAAGCAGAGCGTCGGATTTCCGAAACCATTCCCCATGGAGTCTGTCGGCAATGAAGCGCTGATGCAGTTCCTTTTCCATGCTCGCCTTGCCGGGAATTACAGCGAGAAGCCGAAGGCGATATGGGCAGCACATCTGAAGCTTAACTAGCCGCCGCTGTGCGTCGGCGGCTATGCCGATCTTGATGTGACGTTCAGCGCACTCGGTCTCGATGAAGTAGAGATCGGTCGCCGGAGCGATATCCTTATCCAGTCGCGCGGCGGGCAGGCGTCGGCCTGACCATGCCCGATCTGGCTTCGGGATGTTTTCAACTTCGGCCATGCGCTGCTTGAAATAACTCATATTGACCTCGCGGAATAATGCGGAACGATACGAGAACAATACTGTCTAACCGGCTCGTTGAAAACCGCAGAATTGCGCGGTTCGTTCAGTCCCTCCGGGCCCACCAGACCCCTTGCTGCATAAGGCGTTGAGTATAAGGATAGACAGTCGGTTAGACAATCGGTTAGACACTGCCGCTCTCCGCACGGAAATAGCGCATCCGCCGAACTAGGAGCCTAAGTGGCTCCTCGCCCCAATTGTTCATCGCCAGATTCACGATCTCGCAGACGAGTCTGACATTCGAACGGACATAGCCGAGTTTCGGAATGATCCGATCTATGCTTGGTCGGAAAGCCTGCTTCTCTCGCGGTGAACCGTCTTTCGTCACATGAAATGGGATGCCGCTAACCGCGCAACGATAGTCCTGGTCAAGCAGCATACGCTCGAAGTCTTCCTCTGTAAGGTCGAATGGTACGTCAGCGCGCGTCGCCCGCGTCCTCGCGCGTTTCAGCGCCGGCTTCAAATGTCGGTTGAGCATTGTCTCCCGGTCGCGGCCCTCTAGCGGCGAGCCGTTTGCTGCTTTGTCATAGGCGTCATCAAAGCATTGTTCGCCAGGATGCCCCGGCAAGTAGCAAATACGTCCATGCTTCCGGTACCGCCAGCGCGTTGTGCCGTGACGGTCTGTCGTCGTGGTGACGTTGGGATATCCGTCTGCTTTCATGTCACGCGAACCGCTTCACCAGCTTGGTCATGCCATCCACCGCAAGCCGCTCCTGTTCCGCTTCCTTGCTGTACAATTCCACGTGGTCCAAGTCGTCGTGACCGAGGATCCCGGCCGACTGTTTTGCAGTCGCGCCTTCCTCGGCGAGATATTTTCCCAGCGTCTTTCGCAGTCCGTGAAATGTGCAGCCAGGCTGCATGCCGGCCAGCTTCGTCCAATGCGCCATCATGCCCGTGAGCGACTTCTCCGAAAACGAATTGCCATAGGCGTTCGATATTACCGTGTCCGTGCGTCGCGGGATGTCGATCAGTGCCGCCTTGAGCATCGGCAGCATGAGCAAACGCAGCACCTTGTCTGTCTTCTCCTGCCGCACGGTGATCCTGTCCCGGTCGAAGTCCACATCGGTCCAGAGCTGCGCCGCAACGTCGCCGCGACGGTTCCCCGCCCATAGAGCCAGCGCATAGGCTGCCCGAGGCATCGTCCCGGTGGGCCACCGCTTTTCGAAGGTCGCGCGCTCCTTCTCCGTCCATGCCCGCCAGCCGCCATATTCCGGCCGCCAACCCATCTTCAGCGACGGGTCGTGCTCGATCCAATCTTGATCCATGGCCTCGGTTATAAGCCGGCGAATTGAGGTTAGCATGTGCTTCGCCTTGTGCGGCGTCTCGCCATGTTCGTTCAGGATCATCTTGACGTGCCGGCGCCGGAGATCCGATACAGGAATTCTGCCCCATGTTGTCGGGTCGTCCTCGTCCACGCGAGAGGCTAGGAATTCCTTGGTCAGGCGCTCGTTCTTGTATTTCGTCGCCTCGTCCAGCTTGCGCCACTCGACGCCCTTCTGAACCAGCCGCCAAGCATCGGCAAAGGTCTTGGATATGATGGCCTTCGGATGCGCAACGATTGCCGCTAGGCGCGGTTCCCGACCTTCCAACGCTGCGCTGTAGGCTTCCTCGAACTCGGGGTGCCCTGGTTCCTGCGGCAGATAGATCGACTTTCCCGCGCGTCGAAAGCGATAGCGGGTCGTGCCGTGCCGGTCCTCGAACGGTGAGACGTAGGGGTAGCCTTCCATGAGCGCATCTAAGCCGCACGGTTGCGCCCCGACAAGATGCGATCGATCTTGTTACCGTCATCCCCAGGCAGATCGGTGAAGTAGGCGTCGAGCTGAATCCGATCCCAAACTGTCCGGCTGTTGGCGCGCTTCGGCCTCGGCATCCGGCCGTCTGACACCATCTCATCAAACAGCGTCGGGCCCACGCCGATGTATCTGGCGGCTTCCTCGCGTGACAGGCCGCGCGGCGGATATGGGAGCGTGTCGTGTGGCTTACTCAAGGCTGCGACTCCTGGGCGGGGCGGACGAGAGCGGCATCCCATGTTTCCTGAGCAGATCGCAGCGACAGCAGATGCGTGGCATCGATATGCGACAGGCTCATGCGGCTGATATTGAATGCCGCGTTTGCCAAGGGCTTCCCAGCTTGCAAGATGCGCTCGTTCCTCGCCTCCAGTTCCGCTATATGCTCTAGAAGGCGGCGGATATCGCTGCGCTGGAATCTGCAGCGACCGGCGCGCATCTGCTCTATAAGAGAGGAGATGTCAGCCATTACCGCCTCCGACTATGGTGGTCTTGCTCCAGCGGTTGCCCTCGTCCTTCGTGAAGCCAGCGCGGCTCAAGATTTCTTCACAGGTCCAATAGGCTTCCCAGCCCGCTTTGTAGGCTGGGTGAGCATCGGGGAATAGCGGCTCTCCATGCTGCGCATCGAAGAAGCCGGCGTGATAGCCTGGATCGTGCCGCCAATTGATGTCAGCGCTCATCGTTCTGCCTCATGAGACAGGAAGCGGGCTGCGGCTCTCGGAAGCAGCCGCCTTGCCTCGGATAGTGGCTGCTCAGCAGCTTCACGTTTCACCGACAGGCTACGCAGCGTCAGCTTTCGCCGACGGGCGGGACTCCCATCTCCACGCGCTGTAACGGCTCTATCCGCCGCCATTCGTTCAAGATTGCGTGCCGCGTTCTCGTCGCGGTCGCACATAAAGCCGCAGTCCTCGCAATTGAAGGTGCGGTCAGCAAGCGTGAGCTTTTCCTTCACGCTGCCACAGCAAGAACATGTCTTGCTGGAGGGATAGAAACGATCTGCCTCGACCAAGGCATTTGCCTTGTAGGCTAGCTGGCGCCGAATTTCGTAGAAGCCGACATCCGCGATATGCCGGGCCAAGCGACCGTTTCGAAGTAGATTGCGAACGGCGATGGTCTCGACGCCGATGCGTTCAGCCATGCCAGCTATAGTAGCCGTCGCGTTGTGCTGGAAATTCGTTCGGATATCAGCGATCCGTTTTTGAAGTCGCGCCACCTTTGCCCGCGCTCGCCGCCTGCGCCCGGAACCAACTTGGCGCCGGTGGAGGTTTCTGTTGGCCCTCCTTAGCTTGCGACGCTCCACATTCAGCCGTTCAATTAGATTGCTGCCTAAATCTGCTGATGCTCCAGCGCAGGCCACTTTGATCGGGGTCTTGATGCCGAGATCGACGCCAGCCGCTTTATTCTGGCGCGGCTGACTCTCTACGTTCGGTATGTCGAAGCTGATTGAGGCATACCATTTCCCAGCCTTCCGGCTGACTACCGCTCTGATGATCCTTGCGTCTGGCCAACGGCAAGCACGGCTGAGGCTTACCGCGCCGACCTTCATCAGCTTCAGCTTACCACCAGCAACTGCGCATTGATTGGCGAAGGCGACAACGAAGCTTTCCTTGGCTTTGCCCTTCGCCTTGAATCGCGGATATCTCGCTTGGCCGGTCCGGTAAGCCTCATAGGCTTGCGCTACAGCGAAGATGGCATGTTCTGGAACGAGTTTGGAAATATCAGTAATCCACGGCCACCTTTCGCGCTTGATGGCGTTGAACTGCCGCTGGAGCGCGTAGTTTGAAGGGAACGGGGATTGTTTGCCAGTCTGCCACCACTCGATAGCCTGGCGCTTCCACTCGTCTAGAGCCCAATTGTAGGCCATGCGCGCGATGCCGGCCGCACGAGCAAAGTATTCGGCCTGCGCCTTCGTCGGGTGCAATTGAAAAACTTGAGCCCGATGCATCAGCGCACCTTCGCCACGACGGCGTCCCATGCCTCTTGCGCTTCCTTTAGCGCGCGAAGTGAGTCCGCATCAACTTGACCGCGCTGGTAGATATTATAGGCCGCATTTGCCAACATAGCGCCAGGAGACTTCAGCGCCCTTGCCTCTGCAAGGGAGGACTCGGCGGCCTCACAGCGGGCAACGGCTTCGGAGGCAGTTAGAGCGGCTCGGGCCAGCCCATACCAATGTGGTTTGTGTTGCGACGGCCACAGCGCTTCGATCTTCTCCGGGCTAAGGTGTGGCTCGTTGGCCTTGGCAAAGATGGCCTTCGCAGCGCGTTCCATCATAGCTTCAGTGGCATCAACCATTGGCCCGATCCTTTGCGGCGGTGCATTTCTGTGCTATATTTTTGAGCAGCCGCATGGCGGCTTTATCACGCTCGCCTTCCGACAAAATGCCTCTTACGCCAAGTCTGCCGAGCGCTTTTCGGTCTTTCTCGAAATGCTCCAAGTCGTGCGCAGCGAGCGCCAAACCCTGCGCCTCAAGTTGCTCATGAAGTGTTGGCCCAAATGCGCCGACACACAGTTGTATCTGTCGACGCTCAGCCATGTTGTGCTCCAAGGAAAGCGCTGGCGATCTTCTGCCTCTTGCGGAGTTCAGATCCAAGCTCAGCGAGTGGGATCAGCCGAGTTTCACCCTGTCCATCATAAGGAGCCGCTATTTTCGCAAGCACCTCTCGTGCCAGACTTAATTGTGCCTCCGCCTTCTCCCGCGCTTCACGCTCTTGGGAGAGGGCTGTACGGAGGGAGGCGATTTCGGCGGCGGCTTCCACGCACACCTCGACCTCGCGCTGATCGTGGTGAATTCCGCATTCCTGCCGATATGCTCGCAGCCGTTCGACCAGATCGATCATACCGCGAGCCCTCCACGAGAGATGGCGTCAAATCGCTTTGCTGCGATCTCACAGTATCGTTCGTCAATCTCGCATCCGACGCCCTGCCTACCTTCCAGCATAGCGGCTATGAGGGTGCTGCCTGACCCCGCGAACGGGTCATAAACGACCTCGCCCATGACGCTGCTGCTCTCAATCATCTGCCGAAGGATATCCACGGGCTTTTCCGTAGGGTGGTGCATAGCGCCGCTTTGAGCGCGCTGGCTGCGCAAAACGCTGCCTTTGCGAAGGCGTGCTGAAAGATTTCCCTTCCCCTTTTCGCGGTTTGCCTTGCTAAATTCGTGGCATGCAAAAATGATTTTTTCATGCTGTAGCCCCCAAGGCTGTGTGAGATCGCCCATTCCAATAATCTCTTTGTCCCAAATCAGTTCTGTTATGCCAGATAGGGGTAGCTTTGAGAGGTCGAGCCTGCCGGAGAAAATATAGACATGCCTGTGGCGCCTGAGCCCTTTCAGAGCATGGGCGAGGCAATCTTCGACAATCTCTGGCTGGTCGTCATTGAAGAGCATTCCCCATTTGGCGCCCGACATGCCGCTAATGAATGATTGTCCATATGGCGGGTCGGTCACTATGAGATCTGAAGCAACCTCCACTGCGCGGCAGTCGCAATTGTAGAGCTTGATGCCGCCCGCATCATAGAACGGACTCAGCCGTTCGATCAGATCACCGGCCATCTCAGCGGCTCCCCTGGTTGGCGGAGAGGGCGGCGTCGATGGCAGCGCGCATCCTGTAACGGAAACCATCGGCTGTGCGATCGTCGATGCTCATCCACGCGCGAATGCCCGCGTCGATCTGCTCATCGGTCAGCGCCTTCAGCGTGTTGCTATCTACTGGCGGGGAGGCGACCTCATAGTGCCAAGCACCGTTGCCATCGGCGACAGGGTTCAGGAATACGCCTGCCGTCGCTAGAGCGCTGTTCATTTTCGCAAGCTCTTGCTCCGTCCCTTGTGCTGGTAAGGGAGGGGTGGCGAACTGGCCGAACTGCCGAAGGTATTTCCCATTCTCATCGAAGACGTTGCACATCGCCAGACATTCGGCGCATGGGCGCGTGTCTGAACAGCCTTCTGTGTCGCCACCACAGTACGAGCATAGCAGCAGAAACTGGCGCGGCTGTAAGTATGAATATCGTTCAAGAGGAGGCACCGCCACCGGCTCCGGTCCCTCCACAGGCTGCGGGGTGGGGAGGGCGACCGGCAACGCTGAACCAACTGGCTTCGCGGCCTGCTTGGCCCTGATCTTGTCCACCTTGGTCCAGATGCGCGCCAGTTCCGCCTCGCCGGCTTCATGCATGTTGAGATCGTGGGCGAGACAATACGCTGCAAGAGTGATCTGGACGCCGCCGACTTCCTGGAACGGCTCGCCAGCTTCCCGGCCCCACACATAGTCGCGAAGGGCAACGACGCGTGCCGGATCATACCCGCCTGACTGCAGAAGCTCGAACACCTCCTCAAGCAGCCGGTCGCCGCGCTCGACGCGATCGCTGCTGATCTCTGGACCGAAGCACGCCATCATCCACGGCTGCACCCGAGCCTGCAGTTCCCCCGGTACTGGCTGTACGGACGAGAGGGCGCGACGGTTCCATGCTGCCCGACATTCATCAATTGGCGGGCCAGGCATGCAGTTTTCCGGAAATTTGGTGTCCGGGCCGCGCGCGCCACAGTCGCCGCACCAGACTGAGATACAGCCATTAGATGCGCCTTGAGCGACGAATGTACTATTGCAAAACGGGCACGGTTTTAGGCTTTCCATGGCGTTCACGTGTACAGGTAATGAAACATGCCCATGGGGCGGCGATAGTTAAAATAGTCGTTCTGGGTGCGATGGATGGCCCGAATGCTAGACAACCCGCGCCGGATGGACTGGATTTCCATGACGCGCCCAAGGTTCGAGGTGTAGACCGTGACAGGCCCATATTCCGGGTCGCCCCAGCGGTGGGTCATCGCGTAGCGGCCTTCGCTCCGCGTCCACACCTCGCCGTCCAAGTCCACCTGCAAGACTCCGTCTTCGTAGACAATTGGCTCGACATTGTTTTTGGTCGTTAGCTCCACATAGGCGCGGTAATGAGTTTCTTGTGCGCTGGTCATTTCATTGCCTCCAATCGTGTATCTGATTGAAAAGATATCGTGCATATGATATGAAGTCAATACCGTATACACGAAAAGGTGACAATTGACCGAAATTCATATACATGCTACCGCCGCTCGCGTGGGACGAAAGAAGCAATGGACCGAACGCATACAACTGCCGCTGGCGGAAGGCACGCTTGCGCGCATAGATGGGCTGTTGCGCGATGATGAAGTGCGCCTCGACATGATCCGCGAAGCCATCGAACGCGAGATCAAGCGTCGCTCGCGGAAGTCGGATAGGGACGAGTAGATCATTCCGACCCTCCATACCGTCGTGTAGAAGCAAACCCGCGACCGCGAAGCTTGGCGTTGCCGAGGGGAGCTGGGAACACGCCGAGATGCTTGTCGCGGATGCGCTTCACCTTCTCGGTGATGCCCTTGTCGACTCCGGTTTTGATGCCGTGGCACTGGCGGCAAAGAAGCTGGCCGTTCTCGGTGGTATTCTCGCCGCCATAGCCTTGCGCCACGATATGATCGTACTCGCCTTCGCCGACCTTGAGCTTTGCCTGGCACTTCTCGCAGTGGCCGGTGGCACGGTTCCAAATTTCGAGGCGCTGCTTGCGGGTGAATTCGAAGCGAGGCATCATCTCACCTCCTGCTTGTGCAGATGCCGGCTCACGGCCTTGACGCGAACTCGGTTCCGCAAAGCCACCTCGCGCCGCAGCAATGCCGTCATGGCCTCGCGCTTGCGGGAGACGTTTAGCTCTGAGAGGTGAGAAGGGCGTTTCATGCGGCTTCTGCCTTTCTGGCCGATCGCGCGATGCTGATGAGCAGATCGCGGAAGGGTTCAGGGGTAGCATTGCGGATGCGGGTTTTGTCCTTGCCGCCGACAGCCGCCATGACGCCGATGCGCCGTGCCTTGGCGTAGCCGTAGCGTTCGACGGCATAAGCTGGCAGACGCTGCTCCGCCCGGCCCCAGCGAAGCGACGGGAGTTCGTCTGCGACCGCATAGAGCCAAGTGGGCTTGCGGCTGAAATGGCCGTAGTGCCCTTGCTCGACCTGGCATATCCAGCCGATGCCATCCCAGGATCGTGTCCAGCCGTCCGACGCTGGGCGCCCAAGGTGAAAGCTCTGCGGCCCGACGAATGCCTTGCTGTCCTTGGGATGCTCGATCACGCCGCCGAAGGTGCGGACGGCCCATAGGGCATGCTCAAAGCAGCCTCCGTCGTCACCTATCGCGGCGATCTTCCCCTTGATAGGGTGGTTCTCGGCGTAGCGTCCCCAGCGCTGGCAGGGCGGATGCGCCACGACTGACCACGGGCCGGAATACTGACGAGCATCGCGCGGCTCATCCCAGGGATCAATACCAGGCAGGCCGAAGTAGGAGCCGTCAGTCTCGACATAGAGTGCGGCGACGACCATCGCTCAAACTCCCTTCGCCTGCGCATAAGAGGAACCGGCCGACGCCGCAGAGGCGGGATGCCCTGCTTCAATGGCGCCGGCCGCTGGCCCGCCGCTGGGGGTCGGGCTCACACCGGACGGGGCGTTAGCGGGGTGGTCCGGTGAATTGGTCATGCGACTTTACCCATGGCGCGATAGTTGCTCTGGACAGTGCGCCAGGCTTCGATGACGGCCTCGCATTTGCTGCGCTGGTTGCGGTATTCTTCGTCGGCCTGTACAGCCGCGTAGAAGCCCTCGCAGGCGATGCGGTAGTCCTCGTCAATCAGTGAAAGCGCCTCACGCTCAGCCACAGTTCCTTGGGCCTTTAGAAAAGCTCTGGCCTTGGTGGCGCGGCGTTCATCGTCTCGCCGTTCGCGCATGGCTCTCGCCGCTGCTGCCGGCTGTGCATGGCTTTCGAGCATGTCGAATGCTGCGTGCACAGTTTCATCCAAAATTACAAAGCGCATCATGATCTTGGCCTTCCCGCCGGGACCATTCGCGATCCCGGCCTAGCTGGTGGCAAATTCAGAACGGAATTTCCTCGTCCATGTCCGCAGACTGGTGCGGAGGCGGGTTCCGTTCGTCATACTGCTGGGTGCTGTTGCCGGCGCGCTGCGAGTTCAGCGGGCGATTCGGCGACTGACGCTTCGGCGGATAGATGCGGATGGCCTCGACCGACTGGCCCTGGAAGTCGACGTAGGTCGTTCCGAGCATTACCGCCTTGCCGATCCAGTCGTCGGTCTCGTAGCCGTAGATCTTGGAGATGTTGGTGGCGTTGGTCTTGTTGAGGATGATGCCTTTTTCCTCGCCCTCGTAATAGAGAACGGGGCGGACTTCCTTGTCCTTGCCGACTTCCTCTTCCACGATCTCGGAAATGATGACAGTGGGCTGGCCGGCGATGTCGGACGCTTTGAGGTATTTGCTGGGGAAAGAGTCGTTGATGTTCATTTCAGTGGGTTCCTTTGGGTTGTGGCCTGAGCTTGTCGCGATGGCCTATTTGGTCCGAATGGTCAGACCCTCTGCGCCCGTCACAAGGATGGCCCCAGGTACGGGCTGCCCTGCGTCGAACGAAGCTTTGATGGCGGCCTTGTCGGCCTGCCGAATGGTTTTGAAATAGCCCTGTGGGAGGTCTTCCAGCTTATCGATGCCGACAGTCTGGCGGCCCTTGGTGAGGCTCAGGCTGGCATCGGGAAGGCTCACCTTGTCGAGTTTGGCCGCCTTCATCACCGCCTTGATAAGCTGGCGCATGGCGTCGCTCTTGCGCTCGTACCGAAAGCGGCGAGCAACGATGTCGACCTCTCGCGCCTTGATGGCGCCGACCATGGTTTCGGCTTCACGTTGCTCATTCAGAGCGCGTTCGATGATCCGCATGGCGTCGGTCTCGCCTTCGATGGCGTCCGCCTGGAGAATGTCGTCTTCCTCAAGCTCGGGATATTCCGCAAGCAGCTTGCCGATCTCGGCTTTGACAAAGGCGGCATCGAGGAAAAGATACTGGTCAGCCATCTATCGTGATCCTTTTGCGGCCGGCCTCTGCCATGATCATTTCAGCGATGATCTCCCGCGCGCCCTCGAAGCCGTAGACGCGGCACAAATCGCGAATGTTGGTTCTGGTCTGATATTCGAGATAGCCGGCACCGAAACGCTCATCGTTTGCCGTATCGGCCAGAGCTTCGGCGGTGCGGTATTCCCGGGTGAGGTGGTCGCTCATCGCGCATCCCTCCATTCCCTCAGCCTGACGATCTTGCGGTCGATGCTCGCCTTGCGCGCCACGGCATCGACATGGCTCTCGGAATAGTCGAGGCCGTCACGTTCCGTTTCGAGGTTGGAGATGAGCCGGTTGCGCTGCGCTGGTGTCATACGCATCAGCGAGGCAATGGCTTCATCATGGAGGCGCTGCGCCTCAGCGGCTTCGAACAGCCGGTATTCGATATCGTCCGTGCAGGCCTTCAGCGCCCTGGAGAAGCACCAGTGAACAGACTGATGGCCGATCCATGCGATATACTTGCCGGGCGCCGGACGGGTGATGACGCGGCTTTCGTGGCCTAGCGATACAGTCCAGTAGCCGGGGCTTGTCTCAACGAAGCTCGCCTCGGTTGCGGCTGCGAAGGGGAGGATGATGCTCATGGCTGAGCGCCTTCGGCTTTGGCGGCCCGGTCGAGCCGCTCAATTTCAGCCAGGATGAGCGCGCCAGCCTTGATGAGGTCGCGGCGGCGACTGGTAGGTTTCCACCACGCAAACGCCCATCCTGCAGGCCATCCCTGCGGGAACCCCTTCGCGCGCTCCTCGTCGCTTAGCCCGGCGTGGAACGCGTAACCAGCGCCAGCCCTAGCCATTTCGCCGTTGACGTGCATGTCGTCGTGATCGAGAGACCAACCTTCGGCTTCGATCTGACGCTTGCGTTCTGCTGCGATATCCTCAAGAGCGCTCATCTTGTTTCCTTCCACCTGGCTTGCTGGGAGCTATGCGGCGGGCTTCCTCGCTTCGGCGGTGATCTGCTTGACGCGTTCGCGGTCGAGCCAGACGACGATGCCGAGTTTCGCGGTGCCGTTCAGGTCGATGGGCTGCTGGGTGCCAAACGTGACCTTGGTGACGCCCTTGTTCATGTTCAGGCTATCGGTGCACTGGTCGAGGAACTGCAGCTCCAGTTTGTCCTCGTCGTAGGCTTTGAGAAGTTCGATGATGGTCATGGCGTGTTTCCCTGTCCTGCTGAGGGATGATGGGCCTAGGCGGCTAGCTTCAGACCGAGAGCGGCGCGCTCCTCGGGCGTGAGCTTGGCGAGCCCCTGCTGGCGAAGCGCTTCCTGCTTGCGGTGCTCGGCATCGATCTCGGCCCAAGGATCGTCCACCACGGACCAGCCGAAGCTTTCCCACCGCTTGGTGTTCGGCCGCCGGCCCTTGAACCAGTCGCCGTCCATGACGAGATTGATCTCGACCCTCTTGAAGGCGGCGCGGTCGGGGGCGTGCTCCCCAGACAGGCGCTCGATCATCGCGAGGTCTCTCGGCGAAGCGGCCATGGACTCGTCGTGGCGAAGCATGTCAGTCGGGAACGGCCATATGCCGGCTACCGTGTAGGTCAGTCTTTTGCGTGCGGCTTGCATCTCTCTCTTCCTTTCCCGAGCCAGTTCAGTCGGCTTCGCGTGCGCCGGTAGCTATGGAGATGACTGCTAGAATTTCGTCCGTCGCCGAAAGCATTCCGGCACCACGCAAGCGGTTGGCCGCGTCCTCAAGAGCTTCGAGCAAGTCGGGTGCGGCGGCCATCAAGGCAGCGTTCGCTTCATGGTCGTTGGCGAGATGGATGGTCGCGATGGGAACAGAGCCCATGCCCTCATCATCGGCCACGATGGCGTGAGGCAGGCCGTTGTGTCGCGTAACCCGCCAATGGCCCTTGGTGTGCTTGCGCCCTTGCATCTCTCTTCCCTTCAGTCGAACCGTGTGGGCTCTCTATGGGGGAGTGGTTTCAGGCGGCGACGGCCTGACCTATGTTCAGCGTCTTGATGCGCTCGATGGCTTCGACGGGAAGGGTTGCCGGCAAGTTGCGATTGGCCGCGTTTAGGAAACCCTGCAGAACAGCTTGGGCGGCAGGCCAAATTTCCAGCACGTCCTCGACGGTCTGGTAGTTTGCAATCAACGACCCATAGTCTTTGAGAATTTGCTGGCGCTCTTCGTCGGCCTGCGATTTGCGGAGGTCGTATTCCTCAATCGCCGCAACGCACTTTGCTGACCACGTATAGTTGCGGGATGAACAGTAGCCCTTGGGAACGAGCGGAGCGTCATCTTTGCGGCAATTGAACCGCAGCTGTTGCCCCGTCTCGCTGTAGCCGATCAGGCACACGTCAGGCTGCGCCATCTCATATTTGGCGAACACAGCCATGTCGGCTTCGGGGTACTTCTTGCGAACAGCCGCAATGACCAGCGGCAGCGCCTTGCCGTACGCTTTGTCGGCTTGATCGCCGTAGGTGGTAGAGCGGACGTGTTCACTTGCGAAGCTGGTGAGAGTTTCGCGAATTTCCTTGTTGAGCCGTAGCTTTGCCATGGTGCGTCTCGTTCTCCTGTTGTTGACCAGATCGGCGCGGGGCGCTGTGTGGTCTGTTGAGGAGAATGTAGGGAATTTCCTATCGACGGTCAATAGGGAAAAACCTACTACTAAGAAATTTCTTATCGACAAGACAAAAAGAAAGCCCGCACGCAGGTCGGGCCGGTTAGGCAAAAAGGAAGACGCTCCTACTTGTCTTCCTTCTTCCCGTTAAATGCCCAAACCACCGAGGCGATGGTGCCGGCCCCAAGGATCGCGCCGACCCACTCAGCGCCTATCCATGCGCACCAAGCAGAAAAGCCGAGGGCGGCGAGCACAAAGATCAGAGCGCATATCTTGCCGAAAATAGAGTCAGCATAGAAAAGCTTCTGCTCTCGCCTGTCGATGAGGCGGCGGTGCTCGCTCTCCAATTCCCATGCCTTAACAATGCGCTCTGCGCCGTTGGGAACGACCTGGTTGAACCGCTCTAGTACCTCCGGCGGCGGGAGAGGCGCTTTCCAGCTATGCGTCTGAAGCGATATCTGGTGGTGATGGTTTTGTTGGGGAGGGTTATTCGGCTGCTGGGGGCGCTTTACGGGCGGCGGCTTTTTCATTGGCCGTCTCCCGCTCGATCACCCGATACATGTCCGCGCCGATCTTCTCCATGTCGCTGCGAAGCGCATCTATGGCCTCTATCTGACTGTAGCGCCGCGGATGACTCGTGCCCACGTCCAGCAACGAGGAGAGTCCGCGCACAAAAGAGTTGCGGGCCATGTAGCGCATTTGGCGTTTCATAGCTTTCACCATGCCTCAAGGATATGTCCCCCGAACGTAAAAATCAAATGAACGTTCCGTAAACCTTCTGTCACCCTCGCCACTGGAACCAAGCCACGACGCGCCCATAAACACGAACGTCTTCCCGCCGCAGTTCGTAGTTCGAATAACGGGGGTTGTCGGACATCACCATGATCTTGTCGGTCCTAGGGACCATCTGCAGCCGCTTGATCGTAAGCCCGTCCCCATAGTCGCAAGCGTAGATGTCTTCAGGCGAGGGGACGTTATGTGTCATGTCCACAAAAACGTAGGAGCCTGATGTCAGGGTTGGCTCCATGCTGTCACCCTCTACCGGCAGAGAGTACACTTGGGGCATATTGCGCCAGCCGGCCTTTACCGCCGGGGGGAATGACCAGAAGCCCGAAACGTGATCCGCATAGATCTGGCCGCCTTCGGATACCTCGACGCCTTCGGGGCTTCCGAGCCCGAGCCCGCCACGAATATTTAGATTTGCGACGTCGCCCGACCCGGTTACAGGAACCGTAACCGGGTCGCTATCGTCGACTGCTTCCTCCGGCGGGGCGTCAGGGTCGAAACTGTCAACCAGTCGGCCGCGTCCGCCTTCGCGCTGCTCAAGAATTTTTGTGATGGTAGCTACGTGGCGCTCAAGAAGCTCTTGCGGCGAACCTCGTGTAACGAACTGCTGAACATAGGCATGATTCTTACCGATCGCTTCCGAAAGCTCTTTATATTCAACGAGCTTTGCGTCGACCGCGCGCTTTATCCGCTTCCGCAATTCATCCATCGACATTCGGTCTGCATCACAAATTCCTATCCTATCGTCCAATAGGATTTTGCCTCTTGATTGGTAGGGAATTTCCTATTATAAATAGGGAATGACCGACCTTGAACGCTTCCGAGATGCTGTCGAAAAATTCATAGCCGCGAAGGGCATTTCGCCTACGCGCTTCGGAAAGGATTTCGCTGGCGACCCACTGTTCGTCTTCGAGCTTCGCAAGGGCAGGGAGCCCCGCTCGGATACCCGAGCACGTGTTCTGGCTGGCATCACCTCGGAGAAGGCCGCATGACCGACGCCGTGGCCGACGACATCCTTCGCTCGTTCTTCGAGCGCTGGCAGCGCCTTGAGGAGGAGAAGAAAACCCTCTCCGACGATCTCAAGGAATTGTTCGCCGAAGCGAAGGCCATGGGCTTTGACACCAAGGCCATGCGTGCGGTGTTCCGTGAGCAGGTCGGCGACAAGGCTGCGGCCGAAGAGTTCGACGCGATCTGCGACCTTTACCGGAGCAGCCTCACAGGCGCGCGACCCGCGCGTACGCGTGAGGACAACGAGATCGGGAGCCGCGCTGAGACCCACAACAGCCATCATGTAGGGCGCGCACCCAGCGCACAGCGTCAAGGGGCGGTGGCTGCCCAGGCTCCCGATACAATTCCGCAACCGACATTCCCCCCGGACGCGGATAAGGCAGGGACGGAACCTCCTCTCTCCGCTCCTGCCACCAATTCCGCGATGCAGGCGCGCACCACGCCAGAAATTATCCGCCTGCTCCGTCCTCACTGCCTCCATATCGATGATCTCGCCAAATGCGGTGGGCAGGGAACTAGGCATTGCCAGGCATGTCTCAAAGCCGCCGAACAGATCGAAGCGGCGACATGATGCAGACTTCACCCCAAACCGTCGCGCACGTTCCGTGCTGTGGGTCCCTCAGCATTGACCGTGAACCCGTCGCTATTCGAACCTGCGCACGGCGCTGGCGGGCGCATAGCAACATCACAAAACGCACAACCCCGCCAGCTACCCGATCCGCCAGCCACATCCTCCCGGCCGGCGGTAAGCTGCGGACGGCGATCGAGCGGACCCCAACCCTTAGCGCTCTCGCCGTCCGCCCTTTTATCAGTCGGGGACTGCGACTGATCTGCAATTTCTGCCGGCGTCTGGCCGGCTCGTCGTTTAACCCGCGCGTCAAGTTCTGCCAGGAGCCGGCGCGCAGCATCTTCCATACTCTCTTCTTCCCGCCAGTCCTTTCGCTTGTGCCTGTTTTCCATGCCAACCAACATGGAGCATCGGGCCTGAAATGTCTGACAACGCCAATGAAAGATTTGACAAAATGAGTGTCGAGTATGTCAACGAATCCAAGAGGATGGCCGACTACATTCTACACCGGGTCCATCGTGGTCCCGGTGACACGGTGGACGCTGCGATGCACCGGGCCGAGCGCCTTTATGGCGTGCCGGCGGCTTGGCTCCACAGGCTCAGATATCGCGAAATAAAAGACATGCCGATGTCCGCCTTCGCGGCACTTGCGCATGCATATCAGGCGGCAAGCAACGCGGCTGAAAATGCCTATGGCGCCGAGAGGAAACTAGCCGATGCGCGCAATTCGAAACTTATTCGCCTGGCTGATTTTGTGGCTGGAGCGAAAGTTGAGGGGAACGGAGGATAGCCAGTGAACGCCCCGGTTGATCACTCGCGACTCCCAGAACCCTGGGCAGAAGAAGAGCCGGTCCAGCAAATCCCGCGTCTGCTCTTCGCTCTCTGCTGGATAGGCATTGCGCTCATAGGCATAGCCAGCATCTACGGCATCTATCACTGCCTGAGTATGGCATGGAGCGCGATCCCCTGATGGCGGCTCGTCTATCTAACTCGGAAGCCCGCGCGATCGGCATCAAAGCGCCGAAGTCGAATAAGTATGGCGCCAAGAAAACCGTGCTGGATGGCATCAGCTTTGACAGTCAGGCCGAAGCTAAGCGCTATGCGAAACTCAAGCAGCAGGAGCGTTGCGGCGCCATCTACAATCTACGCTGCCAGACCTGGTACGAGCTGAAGGCTGCCAACGGTGCCGTAGCCTGCCGCTATCGAGCGGACTTCGACTATTTCGACACCAGCACAGGCGAGCCAGTCACAGAGGACGTGAAGGGCGTTCTGACGCGCGATTTTAAGCTCAAGGCTAAGTTCTTCAAGGAACAGTTCGGCCGCGAAATTCGGGTGGTCAAATGAGCGACCGCATCCCGTCTCTGGATATGGCTGCTGAACTGGATCTGATGATCTACGGCAAAGCTACATGGCTAGCCGACTTCGGGCAGGGATCGAAGAAGCGTCCCGATCACGAGGTTGATCAGAAGCGCCGTGAACTGACCGTACTGAAGCAGGCTGCATTCGAATATCGAGCATCGGCCGAGAGGCTTCGCCAGATGCAGGAGGCTGGCGAGGCATGAGCGGAATCGTTTGGTCAAAGTTTTATTGGTCTGATTGGGACACCGATCCGGCCGTCCGTCTTTGCTCCATGTCGGCGCAAGGACTTTGGATGCGTATGCTCTGCATTGCGGCAGCACACGACCCAATCGGCTACGTCGCGGTAGCAGGCAAGGGCCTTGATGAAACCTCACTCGCTCGTTTGACCGGGTGTCTGGAATCCGAGGTTGCTTCCCTGCTAGGCGAGCTAGAGCGAAACGGCGTGTTCTCCCGTGATCGGCACGGACGCATCTATTCGAGACGAATGGTCAAGGACGCAAAGAAGTCCGCGATTGCTCGGAAAAACGGAAAGAACGGGGGCAACCCAAGTCTTTCAAATCATGACGAAAATTCCGCGTCGGATAAGGGTTGGGTTAAGCCTACCCTTAAGCCCCATAAGCCAGAAGCCAGAAGCCAGAACGAAAAACCAAAAGGTTTTTCTAGGCGCGCTAGCGCGCGAAAAAAATCTCCGATCGATGAATTGAAGGAGGCGTTCGAAAATGCCGAGTGAAGTCATTTCGACCGGTGCCAAGCTTCCCGAGCGGTATCGCATTCGAGGCGAAGAGATCAGAACCCGCGTCGATGCGATCACCGGGCTACTTGCTCCCTGCAAGGTCGATGCGATCAGGGACGCAGTTATCCGCCTCAGGAGCCAGTTTCGTCCACAACCAGACACAGACGCTGAAGCGCTCGCCACCGGCTACGTCGGAGCTTGCCGCGATTTGCCGGAATGGTCGCTGAGCGAGGCCGCGAACGACTTCCTTGCGGGGCGGGTCGATGGCCATACCGGGCAGTTCATGCCGACATGCGCAGAGTTCGCCAAGCGTGCCAGGTGGATCATTACGCCGTTCATGGCTGAACTGTCATCGTTGCGCGTCGAAGCTTCGAAGCTTGTCGAGCGAGCGGCCGATGATCAGCGGCGTCACGTCATCGAGGTGGAGCGGCAAAGCCCAGCAGTGCGGCGTCGCGTTGCCGATCTGGCAAGCGCGTTTTCGGCTGGCTCCGCCAAGCCTCAGGGCGCCGCTCATCAGGGTCTTAGCAATGAGCGGCAGGCCAGGATCGATGCTTTCAAGAAGCCGCGCCAGTTCGTTTCCAAGATCGGCCACGAACAGCAGAAGCGGGAGGGGTGAATGGGCCTCGTTGCTTATGCCGGAAGGGAATCCAGCCCGGAAGGTGATCGCGGATCGGAAAAGCGGGAAAGAGCATATCGCCTATTCAATCGCGGCAGAGACACCCTGGAAATCGCCGACATCATGAACATCAGGGAGAGCACGGCGCTTCGCTACATCAACATAGCCAGATCCCGGGAGCGCGGTTTGCCCGATCCCTATGAGCGTAAGGAGTAGCAGATGGGGTTGATCGCCTATCCACCAGTCTATGACGCCAAGCGTGTTCTGCCATTGCGCAAGTCGCTTCCGATACGCCACCCCAAGCCGAAATCCGTTGTAGATCCAGCAACGCGCGCCCAGATCGCCATGGAACAGATGAACCGGCTCGGCATAAAGACGCTGCGTTCCCGCTTCCTGCCAGCGCCTCTCCTGGAGATAGTCAAAAAGGTAGCGCAAGAGCGCGGCATATCCGTCATGCTAATCGCGGGCAATAGCAGGAAGGTCGCGGCGGTTAGGGCGCGCAATGAGGCCATGTACCTCATCAAGGAAGCGCGGCCGCACCTTTCGGCTCCTCGGATAGCAAGATGGTTCGACCGGGACCACACCAGTGTGCTTCACGGCATCTCCAGCCATGCGGCCAAGAACGATCTACCAAAGCTCGTCGGCTATGACTTCGAACGGGTTCGTAAGCGCAATGCTCGCATTGCGGCAGAGCTTCGCGCGACACGTAAGGCAGCGGCGAGGGACAGCATGAAGTCGACCGACACATCAAAGACCTGGTAAGCGGGAAAGGCGGGGCAACGATGACATGGTACGCGGTACGCACAACGCCGGGCTCCCAGCAGCCAAAGCGCGAATTTTGGCCGGAGACGTGCGAGCGCAGCAAGAAAGGCTATCGCATCGTCTCCGGCATGGCCTCGGATCATTCGGCGGTTGAGTTGGCCCTGAAGGACAAAGGGTTTACCTATTACATGCCTGTGGAGTACAGGGCCGTGAGGAATCGCCACAAACCGGGGCTATACGAACTGCGCCGGTTTCCATTGCTGCAAGGCTACCTGTTCATCGCAGAACTGGAAGATGAGGACTGGCCTATCCTTCTCGGCGATCATGTAACGCCCGGTATTCCCGGCGTTCAAGGCATAGTTAGCAATTGCGGCAAGCCTTTCGTCATCAGTCCGTTTGATCTGTTCCGTCTTCGAATGTTCGAGCAAAATAGCCGGGCAGAGGCTCATAAGAAGGCGGAGAACCAGTCGCGAGCACATGAGAGACTGGCCCGCGAAAAGCGCAAGGTGGCAGTTAGAGGCGCACGCAAGAAGCTTTTCCCTGGTCGCGATGTAAAGCTGATCTGGGGAGAAAAGGCCGGTCGCGATGCCGTGATCCAGGCTTGGGACGATCAGGATAACGTCAGGGTGCTGCTGCAGAATCTCGACGCAGCCAGCGAAACCATAGTGGTTCCGTACGAATTTCTGAAGGCAGCGAGCTAGGATGTTGCTTTCTCCAGAAAACCGAAATATATTCGCTTTCGCGAAGCAGGCGACGGGGCCATAGGCCCGGCCTCATGCCACAGATCGCAGCTGGCGTATGGCGAAGCTTTGAGCCACCAAAATCATGGACAGGCCGGGCAATGACGGGGCTTCGTCACCGTCGCGTCGATAGCAAGAGCTTGGATGAAAGCCGCGATAGCCGCCCTCCTGTACCTGGCCATCCTGGTAACAGCCGGATCGGTCATCGGATCGCTCGCCGCCTGCACTCACACCGATCCATGCCCGTTCGATCAATTCCTCATCGATCCGGCATGCCACTAGTTTGAGGGACCACCAGGAGAAACACCAATGGCAACCCGATACGCAATTCTCGTGACCAACGACGAAGGCCAGAAGCAGGTCTCGGACATCAAGCAGATGGAAGGCGCCGCTCCCGACGTACCGCGCGGCTATGAAGTCGTCCAAGTACCCGACGGCGTTCTCATCGGCATGATCAAGCGCGGCAAGAAGGACGCGGTGGCAGGCTTCGGCTTCCCCGACGGTTCCGAAGGCGCTGCTGAGCGCTCGAATGCTCTGACGGGCGATGCTCCGAAGCCGAAAGCGGCTGCGCTAAAGCCTGCCAAGGCCAAGACTGGCAAGGGCAAGCAGGCTCCTGCAGAGAAGCCGGCGGCCGACGAGGCGAAGACCACCGATGCCTGAGAAGGCTGAGCCGCGAAAGAACGCGGCGGATAAGCGAGAAGACGGGATGCCGGTTGGTACCCCGTTTCAGAAGGGCAACGGCGGCCGGCCCAAGGGTTCGCGCAATGCGCTCGGCGAAGCGTTCCTCGAAGCGATGCATGAGGACTTCCAGGAGCACGGCAAGAGCGTCATCGCCACGGTTCGTGCAGAGAAGCCTGACCAGTACCTCAAGGTCATCGCCTCGATCCTGCCGAAGGATCTGAATGTCAACGTCAACAACCTCAACGATCTGAGCGATGACGAGCTCCGAAGCCGCATCCGCGATCTCGAAACCGTCATCCGACCTTTCCTCACTGGCGAAGCAATGGCTGGAACGGAAGTGGGCGGCGGAGGAGTATCACGCGCTTCTGTTGGAACTGGATCGCAGGCGGCGCACTAGCCGTCTTCAGCAGTATCAGCCGTATTCCAAGCAAAGGGAATTCCATGCGGCCGGCGCCATTCATCGCGAACGACTGTTCATGGCGGGCAACCAGTTGGGCAAGACGATCGCAGGTGGAGCGGAGTGGGCTATCCACCTTACGGGCCGCTATCCCGACTGGTGGACGGGCAGGGTGTTCGAAAGACCAGTGCGCATGTGGGCGGCAGGAGTGACTAGCGAGAGCACGCGCGATAACCCGCAGCGTGTCCTAGTAGGTCCGCCGCAGCAACAGTCAGCATGGGGCACCGGTTTCATCCCTGGTGATGCCATTGTCGATACGATCATGAGCCGTGGCGTTCCGAGCTCGCTCGATAGCGTTGTGGTTCGGCATGGTGGCGGCGGGGATATTCAGGCCGGCGAGTCGGTGCTGGCCTTCAAGTCATATGAGAAGGGCCGGGAGAAGTGGCAGGGCGAAACCTTGCACGGCGTCTGGTTCGACGAGGAACCGCCGCTGGATATCTATTCCGAGGGCCTCACCCGCACCAATGCGACGAACGGGATAACGATCGTGACGTTCACGCCGCTGCTCGGCATGAGCGATGTGGTGCTGCAGTTCCTGACCTCAGAGCAGGTTGAGATGATGGTGAAGGGCAAGCCATGACCAGGCATGTGACCTTCATGACGATCGATGACGCTGAGCACTATACGCCTGAGCAGCGAGAGGCGATCATTGCCGCGTATCCGGCGCATGAGCGGGAAGCTAGAGCGAAAGGCATTCCGGTTCTAGGCTCTGGCCGCATCTTCCCGGTTCCAGAGGAAGACATCAAGGTCGAGCCGTTTCCGCTGCCGAAATACTGGCCGCGCATCGGTGGGCTAGACTTTGGTTGGGATCACCCTTCAGCCGCGGCTGAATTGGCATGGGATACGGAAGCCGACGTCGTTTACGTGACCAAAGCGCACCGGGCCTCACAACAGACTCCGGCGATGCAGGCCATCACGCTAAAGCCGTGGGGATCATGGCTTCCCTGGGCCTGGCCGCATGACGGTCACAACCAGACGCTTGCCGGCGCCGGTGTGGCCCTCGCCAAGCAGTATAGCGAGCAAGGCCTGAACATGCTGAGCACACACGCGACGTTCAGCGATGGCTCGAATAGCGTTGAGGCTGGCCTGATGGAAATGCTGGACCGGATGCAGACCGGCCGCTTCAAGGTCTTCTCGAACCTCGACCCGTGGTTTGAGGAGTTTCGGCTTTACCATCGCAAGGACGGTCTCGTTGTGAAACTGCGCGACGACCTGATGTCCGCCACCCGCTACGGCGTGATGATGCTACGGCATGCTGTTGTGGATCCGGCCGTGTTCAAGGCTCACCGGCAGCAGAGCCGGCAGTCCGATCCTCTTGGGGCATTCCGATGAGTTTCGTGCAGCGCTTCGACAAGCGCACCGGCAACTGGCTGAAGCTCGACCACGAAGGATATGTGATCGCGGAAGGACCGAAGGCTTTCATTGGCCCCGACGGCAAGCCGCTTGAGGAGATCGAGCCCGTCGAGTTTGAGCAGCCGCGCGCCGGAGTGAGTGATCCGCTGGGAGACTATCGCTGATGGGCGAGGTGTATTTGCTATCCGAACGCCCCGTTGATATGGGCCAACCGAACGAATCCGTCATCGCCATGCTCACGGACATGCTTGAGAAGGCCAGGACTGGCGAACTGCAGACTATCCTTGGCTGTGGCCGCACCTCAGACGGCGGTGTGATCAGCATGTTCACTGTCGCGGCAAAGCAGGACTTCTATCTGCATCTGGGCGCGCTTGAGGCCCTGAAGCTGGAATTCGTCAAACGTACAGAAATTGACTGATGGCCGTCCGCATCATCGGCGGCAACCTTCGCGACCTCTCCTACATCGCTGCCAACCTTCGGCCAGAGGATCACGCAGAGGTAGACTGCCAGCTTGACGACTGGACCCCGGCAACGCTGGCGCTGCATGCCATGCAGGGCTTCGCCTACGTCGCTGAACTCGACGGCAACCCGGAAGCAGGCTTCGGCGCCGCTGAGCTTCGCAGCGGCCTCTGGATAGCTTGGAGTTGGGGAACGAAGCGCATGAAGCGCTGTATCCCCAGGATCACGCAATTCTTCTTCGAAGTGCTCGGGCCTGACGTTGCTTCTCGTGGAGCACACCGGGTTGAGGCTCGGGCGCTGGCTTCCAACGATATGGCTCTCCGCTGGCTTCATCACCTCGGAGCAACCGAACGCTGCCATCTGCCGGCCTACGGCAAGAACGGCGAAGACTTCATCCTGTTCGACTGGACAAGGGAAACGTGGAACCATGACTGAACTTGGCGTCTACATCCTCGGTGCGACAGCGCTCGCTATTCTCACCGCAGCGGGTATCGCGAGCGGAAACCATCTGGTGGTCGAGCTTGCTGCGCTCTCGGCGGGCGCCTCATATGTTAGCCAGCTTGGCGCGCAGATGGTGGTGGCCAACGTATCACCGCGCATTGCCTCAACCATCAACCTAGCCGGCATGGCAGTCTCGCTCGTTTGCTGGCTGTTCGGCGCTTTCTATCTCTAGGAGAACCGCCATGTGTCTCTTCCAAAAGCCGCCAGAACTAAAGCCGCTCCCCGCGACGCCGACGGCGAACGACAAGGACGTGCAGGCCCGAGAGGATGCCTTGCGCGCCCAGCTTGATCAGCAGCAGGGCACGTCCAGCACGATCAAAACCGACCTAGCCCCGAGCGATGTCGCCGGGCAGAAAAAAGTCCTACTCGGAGTTTGAGAGATGGCACGTGGATCAACAGCGAACCGTGGCGGCACATTCAGCCGCGGCAGCACAGGCGAGTGGGAGACCGTCGCCGCCTCCCAGACTGACCAAGTACTCGGCGCAACGGGCAAGCTCGGCGACTATATCGAGGGCCTGATCATCGTCGTAGCTACTGCGGCGACTGCCCAGGTGCAGATCAAGGACGGCGCCGGATCGGCTATCACGGTGTTTCCGAACTCGCCCGGCGCTGGCGTCGGCACCTATAACGTCGCGCTTGGCATGCGCTCAGCCGCAGGTGCTTGGAAGCTGACCACCGGCGCCGGCGTCAGCGTCATTGCGGTCGGCAACTTCACCTGATGCGCCCTGGCTACTGGACGAGAGTGTCGGCTTCCCGACGCGGCGGCAAGGCCGATCCGTTCAACTCGTTCACGTATGACATCGACTTCGTTGCCAACACGGTCAAGGGCGGCTCCCAGCCCTACGGCAACAACAACAACGACGGCCGTCTGTTCCGAGACAGTGGCGTCGCGAATGCCTGCTTCATTCCAAATGCGGCCGGCGGGCTAACGTCCACCGCAGCGCTGGGTATGCGGCGATCGACGAAGGGCACGGTCAGCTTCCAGAACATCGGCACGCTCGGGCTGTGGAACCGTGACTTCACGCAAACAGCGTGGGTGAAGACCAACATCACGGCGACGAAGAACCAGGTGGGTGCAGACGGGACGGCGAATGCAGCCTCGCTCCTTGCCGCCACTGCCAACGCTGGAACGGTGCTTCAGTCCACCACGTCAGCGTCTGCCAACCGAGTGGCTATTCCGTTCGTCAAGCGCGTCTCTGGCACAGGCACAGTCGAGTTCACGTTTGACGGGACGAACTTCACCAATATCACGTCGCAGATCAACAGCTCCACCTACTCCAAGGTGCTGCTATCCGCAGCGTCGATCACTAACCCGAATTTTGGCTTCAGGCTAGGAACGTCGGGCGACTCCATTGCCGTCGACTTCTGCAACGTCACGGGGCAAATTCAGGGTCTCAACCTGGACCCGATGCACTATCCAACCATCGTTGGCTCTGCCTTCGGCTCCATCTTCCATGAGACGCCATGGGCGCTGAACACGGACGCCGGGCCGCTGTCCGCCATCATCAAGGGTGCATACGGGGCGTTCTGGCAGGGGTACAATTACGTTCCTGATCTTGGCGGCCTGTGGGTCTCCGACGGCGTGACTAACTGCAAGCTGCTCACGGGCAACAATGTCCAGTTCTCCGCTTCGGTGAACCTCAACACGACAGGCGGCGAGTGGCGCACAAGCGGCGTCAACAAGGTAGCAGCGTGCCTCGATGCCTCTGGCAACATGGCGCTCTGCGTCAACGGCGGCACGGTCTACACGCGCACAGCCGGCGTCCTCTCGCCTTCGGCAACGCATTTCGTGCTTTCGAACAATGGCGCGGCCACATTGCCGCTTAACGGCTGGACTGAGCGCTTCGCCATCGACGCGAACGTCTGGCTCAGCAGCGCAGATCTGCAGGCGATGACCACATGACCGACAGCCGCGCCCGCGATATCCTTCTGCGCCAGGACGAGTTCGAGGACGAGCGCCGCGACTATGAATGGGTATGGGAGCAGGTCAGCGAGTTCTGCGACCCTGACGCGCCGGACATCTGGAACAACCGAGGCGCGAACTATCGCCGCGACAGCCAAGCAGAGCGCCAGGAGCGTCGGGGTTCGCGTGTGTACGCGAACACGATCAACAGCGCAGCGAACCGCCTTGCTGCCGGCCTTGAGAGCCTGATCATTCCGCAGTCGGAAAAGTGGCACGGCCTGTCGACGGCCGCCATGAACGACGAGGAAACTGACGAAGAGAAGGAATGGGCGGAAGGCCTCCGCGACTTCCTGTTCTCGCTCCGCTACTCGGCGAACTCGAATTTCGTGCCGGCGACGCAGGCCTGTCTGCGCAATGTGGTCCGCTACGGGCCAGCCTACCTCTATGCGGAAGAGGGGTTCGGCGGCACGCTTATCCGGTACGCCTCGATCCCGGTTGTTGAGGGCTACATCGGCCGTAACCGCTGGGGCGTGGTTGACACCTTCCATCGCAAGTACGAGCGCACTGCGCGCCAGGCCGCACAGATCCTCGGCTATGAAAAGCTGCCGGCGAAGATCAAGGCGCTGGTGGACGACCCCTCGAAGTGCGAGGAGAAGATCACGCTCATCCAGTGCGTGCAGCCGCGCGATGAGCGCCGCATGTACAAGCTGGGCAGCGACTGGAACTATCTCGACACCGCCTTCGCGACCTATCACGTGGTCGAGGAGGAAGAGGCGATCGTCAAGGAAGGTGGCTTCCGCACCTTCCCGATCTCCAGCTTCTCTTGGCGCCGGTACGAGGGCGACACTTACGGCATCTCGCCCACGATCGAAGCGCTGACCACGGTCCGCGAAGAGAACGCCGTGCGCCGCTCAGGTCTTCGCGCATTGCAGCAGATCACGGACCCGGCCACCGCTTCCAAGGCGCGGCTGGACTATGTGCCTGTCCTGAACCCAGGAGAGAACTACCCCGGACTGATCGACGACAATGGCCGGCAGCTCATTGCGCCGATCGTCACTGGTGCAAACCCGGCGCCGGCATTCGACTACGCGGCGACGCGCGCCGAAGAAATTCGCGACATGATGTTCGTCAACCTCTTCCAGGTTCTGGTGAACAACCCGGAAATGACTGCGACGGAAGCGCTGATCCGGCAGGAAGAAAAGGGCGCCTTGCTTGGCCCGTCGGGTTCGATCATCCAGGCAGGGTTTGCGACCAACCTCGATCGCGAACTCGGCATCCTGGAGGACAAGGGCCTCTACGCTCAGGATAGCCGCTTCCTGCCCCCGCCTAGCCTCGCCGGAAAGACAGTTCGCCCGACCTTCACCAGCCCGCTCGACGTGCTGCGCCGCTCGGCCGAGGCGAGGGACACGATCCAGGTTCTGCAGACGGCCGCGCAGATCGCGCAGTTCGATCCGCAGGTCATGGACAACATCGACGGCGACGAGGCCTTGAAGATCGTGCAGAGCGCCGGCCGCAGCCCACAGCGTATCTTCCGCCGGCAGGAAGAGGTGCAAGCGCTTCGTGAGCAACGGGCCAATGCGCAGCGCACTCAGGCGGGCATGGCCGGTATCGCCACGGCCGCAGGGGTTGCCAAGGATGCAGTGCCGGCGGCGGTTCAGGCGCGTGACAGCGGCCTGCTCTCCGGCCTTCAGGACATGATGCAGCAGGCTCAGGGTAACGCATGACCGGTGAAAAGTTTGATCCGCCGGCACCCGATCCGACCACAAGGCTCCGTCTCTCCGAGGCCTATAAAGCCCTTGAGGACGGAACGGCGGACCGCGCGCAGGGCAGGCTGATCCTGCAGCATCTCGCCGGCCTCACCGGCTACTACAAGAACATCTCATTGCCGCAGTTTATCGCCGACACGGGTTCGGCGCGGGGCTTTGAGCTTGCATGCGTCGAGCACCAGGCCAAGCGGTGGGTGTTCACCGAGATCGTCCCGTTCCTGACCAAGCACGTGGACGGCAAAGAGTAAGACCGCGCGGCACGGCCTGCCGTTCAATTCTTCCCAAGAATGAAGGAATACGATCATGGCACGTGGACTTCCGCGAACCCTTCAACGCGCCGCCGCTCGGGCGGCTGGTGTTGCCGTCCCCAAGGCTGGCTTCAGCATCAAGACTTCCGGCTCGGGCAACCGCTTCACTTCCATCCTGACCTTCAACGCGATGCAGATGACGGTGACGGATGCGCTGGCCTACGCCAGCCAGAAACTGTTCGACTTCGCCGACGGCAAGATCCGCATCAACGGCGGCACGGCAAAGCTTCAGTTCGCGGTGCTGACCACGCGCGCCTCGACCATCAACGACAGTGCGTCGCTGACCTGGGGCCTTGGCTCTGCAGCGGCTTCCAGCGCCACGCTGGCGTCCACCATGCAGAACTTCATCGCAGTGACCACGCGCACGCTGGACGGCGCCACCACAGCTCTCTCCACGGCTTCGACGGCTGACGTGGTTTCGCCGGCAACGCTCGACGGAACGGGCACGGCAATCGACCTCTATCTCAACGTGGCATTCGCCACCGGCACCGACATCGATGCCGACGGCACGATCGCCGTCACCGGCACGATCACGCTGCTCTGGGAGCAGTGGGGCGACAACGTCTAAGTTTTCACCTGAAACTTCAACAGAGGAAAATTTCCAATGACAGATACGGCAGAAGCCGGGTCCGTTGCGGAGACGCAGGCGGGCAACCTGGAGAAGCCAGCGCCGACTGCGGACAACGGGTCCGCCGCAGAAAGCGCCAAGAGTTGGTTTGACGGTCTTTCCGAAGGCAACCGCAAACTTGCTGATGCAAAGGGCTGGACCAAACCGGATGTCAACATCGACAAGGTGGTGACCTCCTATGCCGAACTGGAAAAGCTGCAGGGCGCGAGCCTTCAGGTTCCAGCGGCCGACGCGGCGCCCGAGGAGTGGAAGAAATTCCACGACAAGCTCCCCGAGGCAATGCGACCGGTCGCGGCGGCAGACAAGATCGACTTCAAGCGCCCGGAAGGGCTCCCTGCTGACCTGCCCTATGACGAGGGGCTGGCCAACACCTCCAAGAACTGGATGGTGGAAGCCGGCGTCACGGCAAAGCAGTCGCAGCTACTCCACGACAAGTTCGCGGGTCACATGGCCGAACTGGCGAAGCAGCACGCTGCCAGCCAGCAGGCCGAAACCGCCAAGGCGGTCGAGACGACCCACAACGAGCTCGTCAAGGACTGGGGGCCTACGGATAGCGACGGCTTCAAAGAGAAGCTGGAAACTGCCAACCGTGCGCTCAAGAAGCTCGGCCTGGTCGACGCCTACAAGGCAAAGGGCATCCTTCTCCAGGATGGCACGCTCACCGATCCCCAGATCGCCAGAGCGTTCCAGGCAGTCGGAGATGCGATGTTCAAGGAGGATCGTCTCGAAGGCGACGCTTCGCTTGGTGGGGGCAACCCCTTCAAGAAGAACGCAGCCGGAGAACGGAACATCTCGGCCATTTCAGCCCTCGTCAAAACCGACCCTGAGAAAGCCAGACGGCTTGCGAAGGAGGCGGGCGAAAACCCCGACCTCTGGATCTCATCCAACCCCCTCTGAGTAGGGGTTACGCCGTCGCGCACCATCTGAAGGAAAGACTGAAATGGCTGACGCCTATACCCGCATTTCGGACTCCATCGTCCCGTCCGTTTATGCCCAATACTCGTTCGAGGAGCATGTGCAGTCCCTGGAAATTTTCCAGGCCGGCATCCTCTTCAATGATCCGATGATCACTGCCAAGCTGAGCATGGGCGGCCGGTCGGTCGACATCCCCGGCTGGAAGGATCTCGGCAACGATCCGTCCGAGCCGGTCAATGACGACCCGACCGACTCGATCGAGATGAAGAAGATCGGTAGCCGGCGCGAGACGGCGGCCCGCAATGTCCGTGCACAGGCCTGGGGTATCCCGGACCTGACCAGCATCCTTGCCGGTGACGATCCGCAGAAGGTCATCGTTCGGCGCCAGACCGACTACTGGCAGCGTGCGAACAAGCTGACGCTGATCTCGATCCTCAAGGGCGTCCTGGCGGACAACCTCGCCAACGACGGCGGCGACATGCAGCGCGCCACCGGCGCCTCCATCGTCGACACGGACATCATCGAGACTGCCTATCTGATGGGCGATCGCGCCGACAAGTTCCGCACGATCTGGATGCACTCGAAGCAGATGAAGGCCCTCAAGCTGGCCGATCTGATCGACTACGTCCCGTCGTCGGAACAGGGCGGCATGATGATCCCGTACTACATGGGCCTGCGCGTGGTGGTGGACGACGATATCCCGGTTTCGACCGGCGTCTACACCGCGTTCATGTTCAAGGATCGCGCCATCATGTGGAACGAACTTCCGGTCAACACCGAGGGCGGCCCCCTCGAATTCGACCGTAAGCCGCGCCAGGCTCATGGTGGCGGCGTGACGGAGATGGTTTCTCGGCGCCACTTCGTTCCGCACGTTCCCGGCACGCGCTTCCTCGACGCCTCGACTGCTGGCGAGTTCGGCACCGACGCGGAACTGGCGCTCGCCGCCAATTGGGATCGCACCGCTTCCAGCCTCAAGAACATGACGTTCCTGGCGCTGAAGACCACCGAAGCCTGATGAAGGCTGGGCGAGGGGTTTCCGCTCCTCGCCCTTTTCCTACGGAGTTTCCATGCCCTACAAGCCGACTGGCAGGCCCAACGGCCGCCCTCGCAAGAACCCTTTGCCTCCCGCGCCTGAGCCGCAGCGCCGCGTGCGCCGCGAGTTTGCGCCACCGCCGTCTCGCGCCTTTGTCTCGGCCGTAGCGCCTGAGCCATTCAAGGAGCCGGCCGACACCAGCCCGCCCCTCATCGGCCAGCGCAAACGCGTCAAGCAGCGCCGGCCGTGTCTCATCCCCGCCCCGCTGAAAGCCTGACCGCATGGCATCGCTCACGCCGGAAGATGTGGCCAACATGGCGCTCGCCCTCCTGGACGAAGCGCCGATCGACAGCCTTGACCAAGACATCAAGGCCGCGCGGCTCATCAACCTGCACTATGACCTGACGAGGGAAGCGGAACTCAGCAAGTATGCTTGGGTGTTCGCGATCCTGTCTGCCTCGATCGACGGCTCGGATACCGGTACCGGCGACTGCACTCTGGCCTGGGCCTATGAACTCCCAGCAGACTGCCTGCGACCGCTTCCGCTCACCGACAACGGCGAGCCCGACGGTGTGCCGATCTCATGGCGCCAGGAGGCCGGGTTGGTCTACAGCAACATGTCGAGCCCGCGCATTATCCGCTACATCGCGAACCTCACCGATCCCAACGACTGGGATGCGCTGTTCACGGACGTGCTCGTTGCGGCTCTCGCGGTCAAGATCGCGCATCCGCTGACGCACAAGGCCGGCATGATCGACGTGGCTCGTAGCGCCTACCAGACAGCGCTCGATGCAGCTTACTCCGCACAGGCCATCCAGAGGCAGGGCAGGCTCACCACGACGACTTGGGCGCAGCAGCGCGGCGACTGGCGGCCCTTCCGCTGATGGCAACGCTTTATCCGCAGCAGGACACCTTTGTTCGAGGCGAGATCAGCCCGCGGCTGCATTCCCGCGCGTCGCTGGACCTCTACCGTGCCGGCCTGTCCTCTTGCGTCAACTACATCACCCTGCCGCATGGCGGCATCCGCAAGCGGGGAGGGACATATTTCGCGGGCGAGGTGAAGGACTCGTCAAAGAAGACGCGCGGCATCCCGTTCATCTTCGCTGTCGATCAGGCCTATTTCCTTGAGTTCGGCGACCAGTACATCCGGGTCTATGCCTATGGCGCCCGTGTTGGCACGGTTGAGGTGGCTAGCCCATATCTCGAAGCTGATCTGTTCGAACTGTTCTTCACGCAGTCTGCCGATCAGATGTGGATCGCGCACCGCGACTACCTGCCAAAGGTGCTCACCCGCGAAGCGCACACCACTTGGACGCTGACCGACTGGCAGTTTCTCGACGGCCCTTACGACGACATCAACGAAACTTCCACGACGCTGACCCCATCCGAGGTAGGCGCTGTCCACCCGCTTATGACCGGCATGACTACGCCGAGCGGCACAGTCACTGGCAAGTACTCTGTCGGGAATGAGTGGCAAGCGTTCAATGACCCCGGCGGCAGCGACTATTACGACGGCTCTCATGGTGACGGCTGGATAGCGTATGACTTTCCTGGCGCCGCCACCAAGATATGCGATGCGTACTGGATCAAGGCCCATTCGGCGCACCCGGAATGGGCGCCTGTGACATGGACCTTCGAAGGCTACGACGGAACGAACTGGATCGTGATCGACAGTCGCGCTGCAGAGACAGGCTGGGGGCGCAATGAGAAGCGCTTCTATGAGTGCGCCAACAAGATCGCCTTCCAGTCCTACCGCTTGAACTGGACGGCCACCGACGACAGCAACCAGAACGATAGCGATATCAAAAGCATGGGTTGGCACGAAGACGGCGACACGATGACGCCGTTCAACCTGACCGCCTCGTCTATTGTCGGCATCAACGATAATACAGGGTTCCAGCCGGCCGACGTCGGCCGCGCGATCCGCCTGCTAGGCTCCGATGGCATCTGGCGGTGGGCGAAGATCGCGAGCGTCGTCAGTACAACTGTGGTCACCATCAGGCTCTACGGGCATTCGCTGCCGAACCTGAACCCGATCGCTCGCTGGCGTCTGGGGACGTTTGTCCCAGGCAAGTATGTGGAGAGTTCGGCTCTCTTCGAAGAGCGCCTGGCATTCAGCCGCAAGTTCTCGGTCTATGCCTCGGTGACTGGTGACTTTGACAACTTCGCGCTCGGCGAGGAAGACGACGACGCCATGGAGTTCGAGCAGGCTGGCGGCGGGCAGGCCAATGATATCGTCTGGATCGCGGACTCGGACGGCGCGCTTCTCATTGGCACCAGCGGCGGCGTGCGCGCTCTTTCAGGCTCCGGTATCGATGAAGCGCTGACGCCATCCTCTTTCAAAAACAGGAAGTCCCGCACGCTTGGCTGCGCGCGCATTCGCCCGGTCGATGCAGGTCAGTCGTTCCTCTATGTGACGCGTTCGCGCAAGGCCATTGCCGAACTGACCCAAGTCCAGACCGGCCGCTACCAGTCGGATGACATCGGCCAAATTTCGGAGCACATCCCAAAGAAGGGTGTCGTGGAGATCGCCTATCAAACCGATCCTGATCCGATCCTTTGGTTTCCGCTGGATGACGGAGAGCTCGGTGGCTACACCCACCAGCCATCTCAAGACGTTCGCGGCATGCACCGCCACCAGATCGCCGGCTCGTTCAGCGGATCGGACTACGCGGTTGTCGAGAGCGCATGCGTGACGCCCGGTCAGACTGGCGTCGATGACGTCTGGCTGATCGTGAAGCGCACGATCGGCGGGGTGACGAAGCGCTATATCGAGGTGATGCAGTCGCCGTTCGAATATGGCGACCTGAACGACGCTTTCGCGGTCGACTGCGGCCTGACCTATGAGGGCGCGGCCGTCGGGACGGTTTCTGGCCTCAGCCATCTCAATGGCGAGTCCGTGGACGTTCTCGCCGACGGCAAGGTCTACAAGGGCCTGACGGTTGGCTCGGGGCAGGCGACGCTACCTGCTGGCGCAACTGCTGCGAAGTGGCAAGTCGGCCTGCCATTCCAGGCTGACGCTGCAACATTGGAACTCGATGTTGGCGGCAAGGACGGGTCGATCTCCGGCCGGCGCAAGAAGGTCGCCAAGGTCATCATGTCGTTGCTGGAGACAGACACCACCGGCTTGACGGTGCAGTCGTTTCTTCGAGGCAAATGGGAGCCTGTGCGCATTCCTTCGATCGTCGCGCCGGACGGCCGCGCCAACCTTTTCACGGGCAACGTTGACGTTCCGATCGACGATAGCTGGGAAGGGCAGGGCCGCGTTCGCATTCGTCATTCCAATCCGACGCCTTGCACCATCCGGGCCTATACGCCTGTCTTCGATGCGGAGCCTTAGAATGTGCACATTCGCTCTCCTCGGGCTTGGTCTCTCCGTGGCTGGTGGCGTTGTAGAGGGCGCTCAACAGCAGCAGATGGCCAACTACCAGGCCAAGGCCTATGAGCAGCAGGCACAAGCCGATGCACAGGCCTCCGCATTCGAACAGGCCCAGGAGCGGAAGAAGCAGGAGCTTCAGCAAGCGGCCGCGCGTGCTCAGGTCGGAGCATCTGGTGTTGCCGTCTCCGGATCGCCGACGGAAGTCCTCGCCGCCAATGCCCGGCAGGGCCAGCTCGACCTCAAGGCCATCCAGTACGGCTCGCAGATCAGGCAGAACAACCTGCGCACCCAGGCCGACATCACCCGCTATCAGGGCAAGCAGCAGTTCGGCGCCGGCATCTTCAAGGCGGTAACCGGTGGCGTGACCGGGCTTGCGAAAATTCAGATGGGCCAGTCTCCTTTTTCGGCGAGTTTCTGACCTATGGCGACAATTCCTCTGCAGGTTGCCACCAAGTCGCTGGATACTGGTTCGACCGTTTCCTATCCTCAAGGCGGCGAGATCGGTCGTGCCATGCAGCAGGCCGGCGGTGAACTGACGCAGCTCGCCGACTATGCGCAGCAGCGCCAGTCTCAAATGGACCGCTTCAAGCGGATCGCGGTCGAGAACGAGTTTGACCAGGCCGTCGCCAACCAGTCGGAGGAATTCGCCCGCAATGCGCCTGCCGACGGTTCCGGCATCCATGACGGCATCGTTGGCCAGATAGACCCGACGACCGGCGCTGTGACCAAGCCGGGCCTGTTCGATAACCTCGCCACCCAGTTCCGGGATCGCGTGCCGGCAAGCCAGCGCGGCTATTTCGACGCCACGCTTTCAGCGAAGCGGCTTTCGGTCTCGGGCTCGGCCGCATCGACGCAGTACGCACAGGAGCAGAAATACGCGACGCTCCAAACGTCGAAGATACAGGACGGTCTGCTAAACTCTATCCTGCAGTCCGATCCAGGAGATACTGCTTCCTTCGACGCGTACAAGGAGAAGGGGCGAACCGTTATCGAGGCGAGCCCGCTTGCGCCTTTGGCGAAACAGGCCGCGCTCGAAGCATGGGATCAGCAGGCACCAAAGGCGCTCGCTCAAGCGATCACCGCGCGTGATCCGGGCAAACTGCGCGCGATGCTCGGCATGGCGCCGAAAGAGGCCACTGGCGGCAATGCCGTTGATGAAGTGACCAACCGGATCATCGGGGTAGAGAGCGGTGGAAACCCCAACGCGAAAAACCCCAACTCCTCCGCGTCTGGCGTCGGGCAATTTCTGGACTCGACGTGGGTAGCGACCGTCCGCCAGCATCGTCCGGACATCGCCGCTGGCAAGAGTGCTGCAGAGATCATTGCGCTGAAGGGCGACCGCGCTCTCGGGCGCGAGATGACCCGAGCATACCAGCAGGACAATGCGGACTATCTGACCAACCGCGGCCTGCCGACGACGCCCGGCAACATCTACCTTGCTCACTTCCTCGGACCGGCTGGCGCCACCGAAGTGCTGAAGGCCGATCCGAGCACGCCCGTTGTCAACGTCGTGGGTCAGGAAGTCGTCAACGCGAACCCCTTCCTGAAAGGCATGTCTGCAGCCGATACGGCGGCATGGGCGGCCAAGAAGATGGGGGGTGCGGCTTCTGCCTCGAAGCCCGATCCTCGCTTCGCCAACCTTGCGCCGGAAGATCGCTTGTCGCTTGCCAATGCGGATGACGTGGCCTTTCGCCAGCAGCAGGCGGCTGACCGCGCCCAAGCCAACGCTGACTATTCCGCCTACAAAGACTCTATGGAACTCGGCATCGTTCAGGGCAAGGTCTCCGACGAGGGCCTGATCTCCAACGACACGGTGCTGAAGGACGGCGACAAGGCGACGCTGATCCGCTCACTGCGTGCGCAGAACGAGACGATCAACCAGACGCAGGCCGATCTGTCGGCGCTCGCCAGCGGCGGCTTCACGGTCGACCCCTATGCCACCAAGGACCGAACGCGAGTTGACAACGTCTACGCCGAGTCTCTGAAGCACGTCCCCCAAGACAAACAGGGCGCGGTGACGACAGAGATCATCCGGCAGACCGGTGTGGTTCCCCAGCCAGTCGTCAACAACATGCGGCAAGGGCTTGCCAGCCAAGATCCGGCACAGGTCGCCGCCGCCGCACAGACCGCACAGCGGATATCGCAGTTGAACCCGGCTGCTCTCGGGCGCCGCGACGGTGGCAGTGAGGTGCAGAAGTCTGCCGATGACTTCACGCACATGGTCAACGACCTGAACATGTCGCCGACGGACGCCGCGAAGCGCCTGATCGATCTGCGCGACCCGAAGGCGCAGCAGACCCGCAAGGCGTTGGAGCCGGCCGCGAAAGAATTCATCAAGTCGCTGGCCGACGTCGATATCGCGTCGGAGTTCAAGACGGGGTTTCTCGGCGGTACGCCGTCGCTCGGCATCACGCCA